GAAAAGGCCTGGACCTTGCTCGGGATGCTCGATGGGTGCGGCGCCGCTCAGAAGCTTGGGATTCGGCTCACGCCTGACCGTACCGGTGGGTCCGCCACGCCACAGCATGCCAGAGAACTGGATGTCTTCTTTCAGAAGATGAGGCGCTCGCGGTTCTAACTCTTCGCGGAACGCTTTCCAGAAACTGTCCAGAAACACCCGATCGGCAAACCTCGGGTCACCCACAGCACGGATGCCATTGACGTTGGCAGAATCTTTTCCCACGTCGAAACGGAAACTGTAGGCTTCGTCCTGCTGATACAAATAGGCCAGTGAATCGCGTATCTGCGCCACCGTTTCAGGCGAGGCCATCACTTTCCGCTGGATCGACGGGGCCACCGGGTAATCGAGATACGTCCCGCCACGGTGAAGGTTTTCCACCTGAACGCCTTGAGAGCCGAATTCATGAGCCAGAAACTCCGAGGCGACCCGGTCGTCCACATACCTTGTTATCTGCTGTGCCGTGTCATAAGGCAGCTTGTACATCGGGCCGAAAGTCTTCTCGTAAGGCGAGCCGGCTGCATAGCTTAACTCATAGGAAATCGTGCGGTAGTTCTTGTTGAAGATGTCTGCCGGCGTCTCCGGAGTGCGCCCGATGGCTTTCTGCATCGTCATCCAGCCCACCGCTTGAGCTTCGGCCGGCGACTTCCAATTGCCTCCAGCGAAACCCACTTGGTTCAAGTGTGCTGTCAAGTCATTGAAGAACTTTGTCGCGTTCTCGTACTGAGTCGGTGAGATCGGTCCGGCAGTGTCACGGCGCAGACCTCTGGTGACTTGCGGCCCGAAGCGCTCCTTGAGGTAGTCGAGCAGCGTCTGGTCGATGCCGCCCGCGTCCCGGAAGGTGTGAGTATCTACCGTGACTGGAGCTCCCGCTCTTGGGTCATCCCCATAGAGAGTGCGTGTCACCCTGCCTTGCGTGTTGTCAGAAAAATCCACCAGCTTCTGGCCGATGCCAGCTTCGGGCACCTGACCGCGCAGCCACGCCAGAAGCGCCTCCTCGCTCAGCCCGGCTTGCGGCAGACTTCCGCCCGGGACAGGGTAAGGACCAGGCCAGGGCGCAGAACCGGCCGCAATGATATCCTTGGCCTTGAGCACATTCCCCATGCCGGCGGACGGAGAAGTCTTTTGCTGACTGAGTCCCCAGGCAATCAGTTCCTTGTCCGCATTCGCCTCCCCGAAGTGCGCGGCAAAGAGCTTGTGCAGATCCGAATACCACCTGCGGCCCACCTCGATCTCAGCAGGCGTCATGTTCACCTGGACGCGGTCCATCCAGTCCTGAAAAGTGATTTTGCCTACCACCAGCTTCCCGGCAGCGTCCTCTAACACGGTGCGGACGTTCTTCAATGCGCCTACGTCCGGGACACGTTGAATGAGTTTGTTGAGGAGAGGCAAAGTCCTACCAGGCGGGAAGGCGGATGCCAGGTAAGAGGGAACAGTACCAGGCGGCGGAGGCATGTGCTCCGTGATTCGTGGCGGGCGCTTCCCGCCGATGCCCATGACCCAGGGCAACATGGTCCCGAGACCGCGCCCCGGCTCACCGGTCTGAATCATCTGGAGACCCGACCATATGCCCGGCCCGGCCATCGGAACGGTCCCGAGCGTGGTCATCATGGCGGCACGACGCACGGCCTGAGGATCTTCTGACATGACCGCGGGGCCGAGTTCACCGAGTCCGGCTTCGGTCAATTGCCTCCCCGCACCGTACATTTGAGTCAGAGGCATGGGAGCGTTTGGATCCGGCATGAGACGCGATCCTACGGGCGGCGCCCCGGGAGGCGGCAGGATGCCATAAGCCTCGGCGGCGCCACGCACGGCTTGGCCTGCTTCATAAGGGATACGGCCTAAGACAGATGATTCCGGCACCGGTGGCGGTCCCCCCTCGAGTTGCCGCATCGCATCCTCAAGGTGAGCGTTCGTAAAATCCCCGTGGAACTCGTATACCGTGCCGTCAGGCAGCTTGACTCGCTTGATGCCGATGCCGTTTGTCACTTCACCCGCCTGACTTTGCCTGTGGCTCGGTCATATTCGTAGTCTGCGTCTTGGGCCTTCCCCTTCTGTGCCGCTGCGGCTCCCGCGAGAGCAGCCCCGGCGCCACCCGCAAGGAAGGGGAGAGGGGACTGGAAGAGGGGCCGGCCTTCGCCCATGAGAGCCTGATACAAGTCAGGAGTAATCGGGATGCTGTGGACCGTGGTTAGACCTTCACCTTTAGCCACAGACCCAAGCTCCTGCATCTCATTGATGAAATCCATGGCCGCTTGCCTTGTGGCCCCTTCGTACAGCGGCTGGCCTGTGATGGTGCTTTTGACGATCCATGTGTTCCCCGTCTGGACTATCTGTGGCACGTTGGTGGGCATCGTCACGTCTTCCACCTTCGCCCCGTACCGCTTGCCTATCCGGTTAGCCGCCTGGGTCAGCATCTGGTCGTAAAGCTGCCGCTTGCCCTCGCCACCCACACGAAGGTCTAAGCCTGAATAGTCCTTGAACTTGCCTCCTGGCTCAACTTCAGCTTTGATCTTTTGCGCCAGTTCAGTTCCCACATAGTCGGGCAGTTGCTCAGGCGATACGGTAGTGACTTGATAACCTCCGGGTAAACGCCCGCCTCTCATGTCGAGAATAAAGTGACCCTGCGGACTCTGAGCCACACTGAGACTGTCGATATGTCTGCCGAGATTGTACCTCTCTATCTGCTGCTCCCCAGTGGTCCACCCAAACCTGGTCTTCCCCTCCTCCGCGGCCATCCTGAGCGCACGCCACAACATCAGTTCATGCCAGTTCTTCTCAAAGGGAAACCCCTTCCATGGGGATAGCTCGCCTGCTTCTCTGGCCTTGCGCACGTCCAGAGCTGCCTGAGACTGGAGCTCTTCCCCGAAGAGCATCGGCTCTCCCGCAGTGGTGGTCCGGTCGGTGAAGCGGCCATGAGCCACCACGCCTTCCACATTAAAATGCGGTTCCACATAGGGCTCCCGCCTCGTAACCCTTTCAATAGTAACCAAGGGCGGATCGGGACGCCCGTACCACTGATTGGTGTAAATGCGTGCCTCAGCCTCGGTGGGGAAGGTTCTGACGCGACCGCCTGGACCAGTGACCCTCCAGTCGATGACCTTCTCCCCTCCCGGCATCACCAGGAGCTTTTCCCGGTAGTTGGTCCCACCCTCAAGCTGGAGTTTCTGCCTGCCGAATTTCGGTTCCTCTGGTGGCTCCGGTATCTCGGCCCGCGCATAGCTCAGATCCTCCAGTTGTTTGTTCAACTTCTCGACTCGTTGCAGCCAGTCCTTCGCGTCACGGTCGTAGTAGTAGACATCGTTTAACTCGCTCTGCGTGGACTTGATCTGGGCGTCAAGAGTACTTCTTTTCGCCATGACGGCCGGGTCTTCCTCCGCGTATGTCACGTCCTTCAGTTCCACCTTCCCCAGCGCCAGTTGCCTTCTCACCTCGTCCTTCGTGATCTTCTTGGTGCTTCCCTTAAATGTGTCCAGCCACCGCTGAAGGCCTGTTGCCTCAAGCTCTGTCCCTTTAATCCTCGGGTCCTTCAGTATCCCCTGGAGCTGGTCTACCGTGGTGACATTGGGCATCTTGGCCTCAATCACACGCTCTAATTGACTGTAGAAAGGCGAAACAAGACGGGACTGTAGTGGCTCTTCCGGTTCACGTATACGGATACTCTTCGGCCACTGTTCCGGCTCTCTCGTCACACCCGCAAAGTCCTCCAGAGACCTAGTTTGACCGCCTTCTGAACCGAGTATGCCGTCTCGTATCGCGCGAGTGCGTATCAATTTCAGTCCGGCTTCAGTAACCTCAGGAGCAAAGCGCCCTGTCGAGTCATAATAGGATAAAGCCATCGAAGCACCGTACTCACGTTGCCGGCCGCGTATCCAATCGGCCATATCATCCGACTTGAGATAGAGGTTCACCGGAACAGACTCGATAGCACGCACAGCACCATCCGAGCTACGGTAGACCAGACTTACCATATTCTCTGGTGTTTTCAGAATCCGCCCGACCGAAGCCACGTCGAGGCTACTCATGATGGTACGACCAAGTTCCGGATGCGGTACTTCCGCTTCACCAAGACCAGTAGTAACCCTAGCCGCTTCCGGCAAGCTCCTTTGATAAACACTACCCGTTGGTGAAATCTCGCCATATGACACATCATTGATGATGAGCTGTCCTCTCAATCTGGGCACACGTCCTGCCAATGACCGTGTTATGGAAACGTCTTCCCGTGATGGTATGGTACGCCCACTAGGATGATTGTGAAGCAGCCACACGTCGCTAGCCTCGAGACGTTTAGCGCGGCTGTTTATCCCATACGCAAAACGCGCAGATTGACCCTCAGCGAACGGCGCCACACCAGCGGGAAGCCTGCTCGTCAGCGCCTCATGCCCTGCTATCTGTCCATTCTTATTGACATAGAGAACATGGAAAGTCTCAAACTGCGGACTACGGAAAGTCTGCGCGGCGGCGGCAATGTCTTCAGAAGTGTTTACTTGTTTTCCCCGGAGGTCAACCCAGTCGCGGTTGGCGAGGTCGCGGCGGATCGACAGGCCGAGCAGAGACACTCCGGATCGAGGTCGTGCCAGATATGGCACTCCTCGAGCGGGTACTGGACCACCGCCGGGCGCTCCTGTGGGTTCCGGTTCTCTGACAATTCCCGCGGGTCTTTCGGCATAAGGTACCTCTGATCCGTATGGTAACATTTGTGTTGTCCGTAAGTCAACACGCTGGCCGGAACGAAGGCTGGGTCCAGCTAGTCCCATCAGACCTAAACCCAAAGATGTGGCCGCCTCTGGGTACTTCCCTGACTCAGCCTCATGAAGCCCGACCGTACCCATCCCAAGTCCAAAGGCGCGGGAGGCGAAGGGTGCCAGTTCTGGAGCCACAGCCGTGCCGCCCAGGATGGCCAAGTTGGTGGGGGAAGTCAGCGGCCTTGCCAAGTTGTAACTCCTGCCCGTGAGTTGGTCCATGAAGGATCTGACACCTATCTCCGTAGGAGTCATCTGACCGGGGCCGATACCCACATCGTACTGCCGAGGGGAAGGCAGTTCGGGAAGGAGTGGTGTGCCTGCCAATTCGGCCAGTCGGCGACGCACCTCTGTCGGATCGTAGTAGTAGGGGTCAAAAGGCGAGTTTCCGTTCACAGAGTAACCACTGGCTAGCGCAAAGGGCTAGCTCATCTGGACTATTGACTCACAGGCAACACAAATCTTACAGTCTCACTTTCATGAAACGCTACATTGCAAAAACTCCCGGGGGAGACTTCGTGGTTGGTCGCGTCGGCGACCATTACCAAGACCGTACCAAGACCGACATATGGCGCGGTGAGACGGCAAATAACATGTGGCAGTGGCACAAGAGCTTCGGACTTCATCGCGGGATACTCGATGACCATGGACTTATCGTGGATGATTCCAAAAAGGAGAAACACAAATGACAAGAACCTTACTGCTTCTGACACTGGCTGTGATGGCCCTTTCTGCAACTGGTTATACTCAAGACTTGACGACTTGGTCCAACGGCTTCCTCGGCAACCTGGACTACCATATCACCACGCGCCAGTCTGCCAACGACTCGTTTTCCATTGGGTTTATAGGCCGTGACTTCGTCGTTGGCACGACCTATACAACCAGAGAACCATCCTTTTCAATCTACCCGGATGCCAGCTACTGGAAGGCTCTATCCGCATCGACGGCAGAAATAATCGACCGGGGCCTAGCTGCTGGATGTTGTCTGGGTATCTCATCTAACTCCATAACCACACCCATGACCTATCCAACACCAAGAACATTTGAGCGTCCAGACGGAAGTTTATACAGGATGATATGTGATGTGGGTGGTTTCTGCCATCTTGTGCCTTGAGCCTTATTGGCGGGGGACCGTCTCCCCCTGTCCCCCGCCAAGTCTTACTCTTCCCTCAGCATCAACGTACACATCCACCGTCTCGGGCTTTTGACCAGGACGGCGAATCACAACCTTTCCCGTAGGCGCCTGTTGCTCTCCACTGGGCACCTGCATCTCCGGTTGCGCCAGCCCAGGGAGAAGTCTCACCGCCTCTTCCGTCGTCACTCCCGGCACTCCCGGCGGCTTGAGCCATGGAGCAGTGTAACCAGCCGCACCAGGCAGGCGGCTTGTGGTGCCAAGACGGCCAGCCAACTTACCCGCAATCCACTCGCCCAGTTCCCTGCCGGCATGGCCGGTCGCGTAACCCAGTACGGCGCCCCCCGTCTCTCCCATGTGGTGCCCGTAGGCGGCACCAAGATACGGCAGGACTTTCCCGATACGTTCCACCAGCTTTGTCACTGTTTCTGGTTTCCAGGCGCGAATCCAATCTCCAGTCCTCCGCGTCACCACACCCACACCGGATGGCAACGCGCCAAGAGCCGTCGCGAGCGCGACCTCTTCTTTAGTTCCTCCCTGAAGCCAATTCACACCGGCTTGCGATGCCATGTTTTGAATTGCTGGGACAATGACACCCAGCCTGGCACCCCACAGTTCTGGAGCGACCAAGGTTTCGGCAATGCGCTCAAAGGCGGTCCCGATCATCTGAGCGTCATCGGTGGGACGCAAAGGTTCAGGAGTCTGGCCAATCAGTGAGGGCGACTCTTTCCCCGCAGCACGGGCCCAAGGACGTGCCATGGCAGCGAGAGGAAGGCGGGCAGCTTGGTAGGCGGTGCCGAGAGCGGACTTGCCCGCGCCAATCAGTTCCTGGCCATAGGCCTGATCCGGCCCCGGAGGCGACTCAGCACCTATCTCTTTCCATGTTGGTCCCGGTTGTGGGAGCTGCCACCACTTGCGTGGCAGATCCGGTGGCGGGCTGAATGGCGGCGGCTCCACACCGGAAATGTCACCCGGCTTGAGCCGTATCGTATTAGAAGCTGGAGATGGTGGCTCAGTTGTGGTGATCTCTTCCGGCTTGAGTCGCAGAGTCTGAGGCATCCCCTCACTTGACCTCTTTGGGATCCACGTCCACGCTACCGTCCGGGTTGACCGCGACCACCCGGTAGCGCTTCCCACCGCTTGTCACGATGCCACCGACTACGGCTGCAGGCGGGCCTCCCACCCTTTCCGCCGCCGCCCTGCCGGCAGGTGTCTGCATCCCGCCAAACCGGTATGCCGCCCCCTCGCGCTTCACGTTGTTCGCGTGCCAGCGCATCCCTGTGATGCTGCCTCTTAGCAAGTTGAGATCCTGTGTCGGGCCGGCACTTCCCTTCTCAAGCTTCTCCACCAACTGATGCGCCGTTCTGCCGCCGAAGAGGGCTTTGGATTCAAGACCCAGAAGGTAGACCATCCGGGTGCGCATCTCCTGCGCTATCTGGGCTTCCCTCGGATCACGGAAGGACGCCCCGAATGCCTGCTCTGTTAATCCTATCCTTCCAAAGACTGGTCCGATCAGGTTCGGGTTGGCCTCAGCCAGTGCGGAAAGCGCGTCAATTGCTGACAGCGCCATGTCCGCAGACTCTTCCTTGTTTTTCATCTCTGTCGGAAGCTTGCGCGTCGGGACCGCCACGCCACGTTGGGCCGCTCGCACCTTCACCTGTGTGCGGATCTCGTTCGGGACGTTCCACCAGTCGTCCGGGTCGCCGCCCTGGCTGGCGTCGAGCTTATCCACCCAAGTATTGACAGCCTCAGGCCCACGCCGCGCCTTCAGGTCCTCGAGCTCCAGTTCATGCTTCTGGGTCAGCATCTGCCGGAGCACTTGCATGGTTTCATCGGGCGGCTTCTTCGTCAGCCGCTCGTACTCCTGGGTGACGGCGGGCTTGAGTGTCGGCGACAGTTGCGGACCTACCGGGCGAGACCAGTCCACTGGAACCTTTTCCTTCTGCGCCACAGAGATGGCCGCCGCCTCCCACCTCTGCTGCTCTATCGGAAGTGAGACGCCTGAGGGAGGAGAGATGGTTTGGCCTGTGCTTGGGAGATAGAGACCGTACTGGCCTATCTCATGCGGCTGTATCGGATGCTCCACACGAGCCAGCGCGGCTTTGTAGGGGTACTCTGCCGCCATCTTGGCCTCTGCCGCCGCGGCTGCCATCTCTGACATTTCCTCCGGGGTGTAGCGGGAAGAAACTTGGACGGCGGGAGGTGGAGGGGGAGGTGGCAGGCTCACGCTTGGCATGGCTGGGGCGGCGGGTCCAGGTAGAGATGGCAATGCCGGGATGCCTGGAATATCTTCCCGCGACTGTCCGGGAGCCAGAGGACCAATCCCACTGAATCCAGGAACCGGTGGAACCGCAGGCATACCGCCACCAGTAGGCGTGGCTGGCTGGAATCCTGGCGTCTCCTGAGCGGATATCGTCTGTTTCCCCGCCGGTAGCGTGGTTGTCAGAAACGGTGTGATGTCCTCGTACTTGGGTGGCAGCTTCTTATCCGGCGGGTGAGCCATGATTGAAAGCCCAGTCTGGAGCATGGGTCCCATAGCCTCTGGTCTGGTGCCTGGATCCATGGCGAATTTCAGGTAGAGGTTGGCCAGCGTCTGACGGCGCTCCATCTCTTTCTCGAACAGGGTCTTCTGCTTCTCCGCATGGGCCTCGGCCATGCCCGTGAGGACACCAAAGACGCTCATAGGTCAATACCTCACCATGGGAAACCGCCAAGTGGCGGTATGCCGGTGCCACCAGGGAGAAACGGCGGCGTAGCGCCGGGGAATGGCGTGCCTGTAGGAACTCCTGTGCCGGGAAACTCCTTCGGGCTGAGCGGAGGTTCCCCGGATGGGGTGCCTCCACCCGGCAGTCCACCCAACAAGCCGTAGATTCCCTTGCCGATGGTTCTGGCCCGGTCGAACTCCTGCTGCCGACGGTAGAGATCCAGATACTTCTGCCGCAGCACCGTGTCCAATATCCCGCTGGCAGCCCCCTGCTGCTCCCTGAAAGCGCCAAGGCCCAGTTGCCCAGCGGTACCGGCCAATTGCCCCAGACTGGTGGCCGCACCCCCACGGGCTTGTGACATCAGCGCGCCTATTTGTCCCGCCGTCTGGTAGGGAAGCTGCGCCATGAAGGCCGCCCCGGGACCGCCCCGCGGCTGTAACTCCCCCTGTATTTGCCTGACTTGCTGCTGTTGCCCCGTAAGCGCCTCTATCTCAGGACCCAGGGCGCCCATGACCGCAGGGCGGTTCCCGGCAAGGAGACGCGACCAGTAAGACTGAGCCGGGCCATAGGCCTGCTCCGCGCGTGACATGAATTGAGGGCCATACTGGCCCAACTGGCCCATGAGACTTTGTAGGTTGGCCATGGCACCGGATTCGTAGGGATTCAGTTGCGGGTTAGCCCCACCAACGCCGCCACCCAGCTTGGACCCAAGCAGACCAGTACCAAGACCTATGCCCGCCCGAGCCAGGGCCGCGCCTGTGCCGGCACCACCGAGGGCGCCAATCCCGCCAATAACGGCGGGAATCAATGGAGCCAGAAATGGCATGTCAACTTCCTCCTTCCACGGTCTTGCGATACACGGTATAGGGCAGCCTCTGCATCCCAACCAGTTCTGCCATTCTGGCTATCCTACCGTCCGGGGCAAACACGTAGTACTCCCCGCCGCCGAGACGGGCCATGTTGTCTTCGAAGAGCCGCACCATGCGCGCGTAGTTGACGTACCCCGAGTACACCGGATGAATAACCAATGGTTCCATATGGAGTGCGGGTTGGAGAAAGAGCGCGCCTGTGACACGGCCATGGTCGGAATCATCCCGGGCTACCACGGCAGAGGCGGTGTGGGGAGGGGGGATAGGAACAGTCATGGGATCAACCAGTTCCAGAAGGCGCGGCCAGTCATTAGGGTCAAGGAGTTCGTATTTCACTCTTTCCTCTTCACCTGCGTCTGGCTCTGCAGTTGTCTCTCGAGATCCCTCACCCGGTTCTCCATCGCGTAGAGCCGGTCGAACAGTGAACGCACCACAAACTCCAGGCGCATCGGGTCCTTCAACTCGTCCAGGTTAGGGTAGTACCTCGCCTCAGCCATTTACACCTGCGCTCCGCTTCCGCTTGCCCCGCCAAAGGGACGTTCCACACGGTAAGAACCCGTACTGCCCCAGTCCCTAGTCCTCACCTCTGAGTCCTCAGCATACAGCCGGAAAGGACAAGAGGAAGACAATTTGTGCCGCCGCCCCTTGTGCTTGACCGCACGCAGAGGGACGTAGGTCTTGACGTACCTCCCACCACTCGAGGGTATGGTGTAGGAGTAAGCCACCCCGTCATAGGTCACCCGCCAAGTGATGTCCGCCGTGGAAATGTGTGCGATCCATCCATCCCGCAAGTGTTGGAATCCTCTGCCGTTTCCCGTAGTGTCTGGCGTCTCCCACACTATGGCGAGTTCCGGCGCCGGCTGCCATACCCAGCGGACGGTGAATTCCCGCCACAAACCCGAATCGAGCGGGACAAGACGCATCTGGTGGGTAAAGAAGCCAGGAAAAGAGTAGGCCTTTTCCGTCCTCCTAGGGTGCGTGACCGTGAGTGCGGCCATCGCCACGCCGCCGTCACCTTGGACTTGGATGGTGCGAGGCGTATTGAGCCAGGCACCACTATCCAGCGTGGCACGGGTGTCGGCTTCAATGATCAGTCCTTGCACCCATTTGGCACCTGGGTGGCCAGCATCGTCCCAGTCCGTGGCGCGTTTACCTGTGGCCTCGGGATAGGCGAGGTAGCGCGGCTCCCAGAGGTAGAGCCAAGGGTAGCCCGAGACTGCGGTGAAGGTCAGGTCAAGGGACACGTTCCTGGCTTGCGGCGCCTCCCCGTTGTCGTTTGTATCAGAAAGCTCTAAGACTGTCTGACCACGTATGCCCAGGGAGAAGGTCCGGGCGGTAAGCAGGCGGGAATGGTTGTCAAAGCCCGGGGTCACGGTCAGACTCACACCCGCGATTACCCCGGCTTCCGCATCCACAATCGCGTCCCCGTAGACTTTGATGTTGCGCGGGGAACCCTGGTCCTTGGAAGCGGTGCGCACCTGGCAGGAGATCGCGACAAGGTTGTCATCTGACCCGCCCGACTGGTACAGCTTCCCATCCGACCCGCCCAGGAGAAGACTGCGGACTCCCTGCCCTTCCTCCCCGTAGTGCATGTACGCGGCCGGAGTGTACTGGTCCCAGTACCAGGCGCCGGCATCGGTCTGGTAGGCCAGAGTCGCTTGCGTGGTGTCCCTGGCCTTGTAGTCGAAATACAACCAGTCCTCGTAATAGGCCAGACGCAAGCGCGGAGGCTGGTCCGTGATGGAAGCGCGCACCGGCAGGTCAGGGGGAGAGTATCCGTTGACCGCCTGCCCGTCCTGGCCCTCATGAGGGAAGAGAGGATAGAGGGCGGCATCGGTCAGGGAGCGTGGTGCCCCGCCCTGGGTCTCGTAAATGCCGTCCCGGGCCAGCCAGTAGATGGACGGGCCAACGGCAAAGGCCCACCGGCTGTAGAGACCGCGCGCATTCGGGATCTCAAACGGAAGCAATGGGAGTCCGGTGACCGGATCGCGCAGGATTTGGAACATCCTCTCCGTGGACCAGACATAGGCACGGCCGTTGTACACACACCCGTTCTGGAGCGGCTCCGTGGCCGGAGTCACCTCTACCTTGTGGTTCTCCTGGGTGCTGTCCGGGTTGTTCCCGTTTGAACAGTAAAGCGTCCCGGGATTAGCGGGGTCGCCGCAGCCAAACAGAAACCCGTCGAGCGGCCCCCAGAGTGCCGGGAGTGGTTGCCCCTGGATGACGGGCGCCTGGACTGACCATGCCACAGCCGATGCGGTTGGGGCAGTCTCCACCAGTTCCAGACGGGAAGTGGAGATTACCCTGTCGATAGTGTACTGCTTGCCCGAGATTTCGATGGTCGTCCCTGGAGCCCATGCCGTGTTGAAGCCGGTTCCCGAGTCTAGAACCACGGGACCCACCACGTTGGCGGTGCCAGAGACTGCGGTCCCTATCGTAGGCCAGAGTTGGAAATTCATATTTCCCTCAGAGGCACTGGCGGCAACGACATCATCGGACAGTGTGTCATGCAGGACTGATCCGCCTACGACGTTCTCCGCTGTGCCCACGTAGCGCCAGCCCAGGAGGTCCCCGCCGAAGCGTTCCACGTCCAAGTGAGAGACGTCTGAGTCTGAGACATAGGGGAGAGTCACAAGCACAGGCGTCCGGTGAGGACTCACCTCGCCTCTAGAAACTGGAGAAAAGTTTGACCTGACCCCGGTATCACGGTGACGGCACCTGTACCTGTACACGTAGGGGGCGCCCACGTCGCCCACCTCGGGGCCGGGGCCGCGGAGTATCCAGAGAGAGGAGAACGAGAGCGTGACTGTGGCGGTGACGGTGAGTTGGATTCGTATCTTGGCCACATTACCGAGATTGCGCGAGGAGTCGGATCCTACCCGGATGAGGTCACGCAGAGTGAACCTGAGCTCCAGCCACTGGTCCGACCCCGGGGCGATCTCGCGCGAGGTGGCAAAGTCGGACCAGGCGCTCGAGGTCTCCGTGGCTCGCGGCGTGGTGGCGGCCACAGGCCTGCCGGACCCCGGATCCAAGACAGTGCGGATGGTGCCGAATGGCGGCCCAGGGACGACTCGAGGATTGGGAACCAGGTCGCCGCTCACCGACACCTGCGACTGGGACGGCAATGGTCCCGGACTGACCGGATCCAGTGTGCCGCGCACATCTGCAGGACTGCCGGGACGCACCGTGGGACTTACTACTACCTGGGTGTCCCGCAGCGGCTTAGAGTCTCCATAGCGGGTTACCGCGTTGGTGCGGGCTTCCGCTATCGTTTTGGCTTCGGCCACCGCTGGAACCAGGTCAGACGGATGGAAAGCGAGAAAGTAGAAGTTGTGGGCGAAATCATTCGTGCCCGAGTCAACATCGAAAAGGATCTTCCCTTCCGTGACCTTGGAGATGTCCGAGAACTTGACCGAGACGTGGATGATGTCGTCCAGGTGCCGGTTGAGGTTCACCGGCTGAGTGAGTTGGACGTACCCCAGGCCTGCGGTAATGTCGGAGCGAATGGCATTGGCCCGCACCGTTTCTGTCACAATGTGCGTCTTCTTGCAATAGGCACGGACCGAACCAATCCCCGTGACCGTTTCCCCCACCACATGGTTCGATGTCGTGACACACCGGAAGCTGTTGGACCCATCTGGACCAGGAGTGACACTCACGACTCTAACCACCTCGGTGTCTATCTTGATGAGACTGTCCACCACGTAGTCATCCCCCGGATCCGCCAGGGCAATAACACACGCCCCGGTGGTGCCGGAGTCATAGATAATCCCGGCAATGGTGGAAGTCGCCACGGCAGGATGGACCGACTCGGCGATCACGAACTCGTCATGCGTCCCGCCGGGGTCCAATTGGAGGTGCATCCCGGCACGAATGGCGGAGTCGAGATAGGCGAGGGCAGTGCCGATGGAAGCCCAGCCCGTGGTGCCAGAGTCAAACGCGATGGCCGTGATCGACTGTGACACCCGGTAGCCGACCAGAAAGAGCGCCCCGGCGGTCCCGGCATTGGCCCAGCCGGTTAAGGCCTCGGTATTGTTGAACAGGTCATAGTTGGGAGCGTCGAGTGTGACTGTGGGCGGCTCCGTTGGTGGCGGCAGGCCTACTTTGCGCACTGTGCCAGAGTCCGAGACTTTTCTCATCCGGCTACGATCCCCCACGTAGACCCAGGGAGAAGGGGAACCTTGGGGAACCGCCGGGACCAGGGAGAGCGGGTCCCCCGAGTAGCCAGAGTCAACATCAGCGAATGACTGTTGCCCCACAGCCAGATGGGTCCCGGTCCCAACGACTCGTGCCCATGTAGTGGCTGACCCCTGCAAACGGCGCGCGGAGTGGACCGGGGACTGGCCCGAGACGACGTCGCCTCCCATTGGGGCAGTTGGGCTTACTACAGTGAAGCCGGGACGCGGCTCGATACGGCCCTGCTGGTAAGACCGGACGTTCTTGAGTATGGGATAGCCGCCTTCTGGAATCATGTCCACGGGAGCGTTGAGGAAAAGTCCCTTGCTGAAGAACCGGTGCGTGTCTGGTTTGAACTCCTGGCGGGCCATCTCACCTCTCCACTAACTCCACCGGCAGGTAAGGCGACGGGGTGGTCCTCGGGGTGGCTGGCGGCAGCGCCCCCAACCCTTGGGCGGAATCCCGTCGTGGCCGGCGCTTCTCCTCGCCCCTGGCTTGGTCGCGGGAAGGAACCACGTACCGTGCCGCCGCAGCCAGACGCTCATTGTACGTCATGGCTTGGCGCAGGAAGTTGTCCGCCTCCCTAATGGTCACGTCGAACTCCTGACCTCCCATCTTGAAACTAGCCAAGTGCGCGGCGTAGTCCAGGATAGCGTCCAGTTGCTCCCGGCCCACCTCCACATAGTCTGTGTCCGCCACAGGGACAGGCGCATTCCTCACCACATCCAGAGTCACCCCATAGGCTGCATCGGGAGTCGGATGAAGCGCCAGAAGATTAAGTCCAGCTAACGCCACCGTGGTTGGAGTGGTGGCGGTGGTGTTCTGCCAGTTCACTCGCGCCGAGTCCAAACTCTGGAGCGAGTCGCTCACCAGTGGGACTCCGTTAATCTCGGCCATCACCACACTCGCCAGCATACGAGCAATCTGGACTCCCTGCTGGTAGCGGGACTCGGCAAATACCGACCGGACAGGGTCTGACGCAGGACCATCTCTCCCTAATAAGTCCGCGAGCGCGCCACACTTCACCACCCAAGCCAAATCGTCAGGAATCCCGAGAACCGTGGCAGACGTGGCTGGATCGAGGTCTGCGCCAGTGGAGACAGAGATGAGATCCAAAGTCCCTGCATCCATTGGAACAGGAGCCAACTGGACCTGAACCGGCTGGGTCGCCATCACGGAGTAAGCGGCGGGAGTACCCGGATTGACCGCCCAAAGCCCTCGCGTAGCCGCAGTCAATGCCCATTCGTCCTCCCGCCACAGGTGAGAGTTGACACCGGCGGCAGAGCGCCACACCAGGCGGCGGACGTCGATAACGGTGTCCGGGAGACTGACGCGGCCCGCTGGGGTGATGGAAACATCATGCCGTGTGAGGACCACTCCTGTCTCCGCGAGAAACTGATCACGCCGTCTCTCCACCGCGCGGGTCAGGTCGTCTAGGGTAAACATCTCCGTTCCTGGGTAGACAGCCCAATCAGTGATGGGCGGCTCCATCAGGTGGTCGAGCAGGTCCGAGATGACAGACCTGTCTGTGACCGTGTACCCCAAGAGGCCCGAAACCTGTGTCTGGAGAGAATAGAAGGCAGTGGGGGCGGCGGTAGCGAAGGTTCCCCTCTCGCGCCAGAAGGCCGAGAGTGACCCCCAGGTGCGCAAGGCCTCCGTGAGGTAGCGGCCTAGCTCCGCGTCGGGCCAAAAAACTTTTCCTGAGTCTCCCAGCCGGGAAGCGAGCTGGCTCTTGAGTGTTCCGAGCGTGGTGTGGGTGTAGCTCATGCGGGCACTATCAGGATGCGAGCCTGAATCGGGTTTTGTATCACGCTAGGGTCGCCCGTCCACACCGGGATGGCTTGTATGGACTGAGCCACGACGAGTCCGTGACTGCTGGTCCATGCGCTCACCGTGAGGTCGTTACTACCTCCGTCGAAGAGTACTCCCGTGCCGCTCGGCTCATCCGATGAGTTAGCGAGAACCATGCCAGCACCGCCAACCTGTACCCAGCAATAGCGGCCATTGGTCACCACACAGCCGAGGAACCCGGCGACGTCCATAGGAATACCGACGCCTTGGTAGATATCCATACTGTCAGAAATGTCGCTTGTCACCGTGAACAGCCCGTTCGCGTAATTTAGCTGCTTCCAGTGGACGCAACCACCAGCCAATGCGGTAACCTGATCCGTCCCCCAGTCGAACTTCACGTAGCGGTAGATGTTCCCATCCCAATGCCGATACAGAATCCCCAAGGGATTGCGTGGGGCGCGGTCATTGACGGTCCGGGGATCGCCTGTGGTGATGACTGCCTTATGGTAGAAACCGGACGGGTTATTGTCGGCAAACCAGGAACGGATGTAGCTCAGGTCTCTCATTTCATCAGGCTCCAGTCTCAGGGTCAGGCGGGCGCGAGGCATCCCCGGTCTCGCCCACGCACGGACCGGGCGCCGGGACAAAGGTCTGGTAGGCGGCAGGCTGCACCAGAACGGACATGGAAAGTCCGAGGGAGCCGCTGCCGCCGGAGATGTCGAGAGGGTAACTGGGAATGAGTGGCGGATACCAGGCGGTGGGAGGATTGGCCGCCCTGCTGGTCCCACTGATGGAGATGGAGTGCCGCCTGTGCCCGGACCAGTCCGGCTCCGGGTCAAAAAGCCCCTCCAGCATCCAGATCCCTTCGTAATGGTTCGTCGGCCCCGTGGGGCGCAATTCGCACAGGTAGGCGCCGCGGTAGAGATTCAAAACCTCGCCCGCGGACAGGACGGGATTGCAGTTGTCTCCCAGGAATGCCACCTCCCCGATGCGCCCGTCCCAGAACCAGAGATCCACATTACTGATGCCGAACCAGCAGCCGATGCGGTTGGCACCAAAGGCCGCCACATTCACCCCGGGGTTGTTGAGCTCGAGAACCGGAACATTCGCGGCCCCATCCACGTAGCAGACCGCCGCAGCACCGGTATAAGTCCAGACCAGATGATGCCACTCGTTGAGAGTCAGGAGGACGCTGTGGGTGTACTTGGTCGCCAATCCAAACGCGAGCGTCCAGTAGGCCGTCAGCTTGGGAAAGATCGACCCGTCGTTCTCATAAGCGAAGCGGTAACCAGTGAGGTTGGTGCTGCCGGTGGCGTTTGAAAGAATTGTGAGGCCAGAGCTGACCGCCGGTTGACTGACGGGGTAGATCCAGGCGGAGAAGGAAAAACGGGAAGCCCAGGCGGTATTGGGAAGGACGATTTTGTCAGAGTTGGCTGCAACAAAGAGACGAGACATAGCTCCCCTTATTCCCACCTCATGCTTGGAGCCACGGTGAGAGGCTGGTTCAGCGTGTAACTCGCCTGGACGAACCGTAGCCGCATGCAGACAATCTCATCCGCAGTCAGAGTGTCTGCGTCCAGAGTCGTCTTGAGCCGCAGGAACTTGTCCGAGTCCCCGCCGACAACCGTGAGAGTCTGGTTCCCTTCGCTGAGTAACGTGGCGGCGGATGGGTCCTCCCCGATGGCCACCGAAACCCAACTGACCAGGATTATCGCGTTGCCCGTGCCCACCGTACGGCCTAAGAGAATAAGTTTGCCCGTGCCCGAGGGAAGAGCGGGTGGCATGTCGAAGGTCATTTCCACATCAGCGTTCGCACTGAGGTCGGCCGCAGCCACCACTTGAATGCCGCGGGTGCGCCTGAGGCCGGTGGAAGCCGCGCCGACGTGGACGGCAGGGCCCACGAGGCCGCTTGTGACGTAGACTATGCTGCTTGGGTAAAGCGCGCCGCTCGCCATCTAGCATTGCCCCGTGATCTTGATGTCCCAGATTATCTCCAGGCCCTCGTTGGTGTCCAGGGCCTGGCCCACACCATCGGCCTTGCACAGGAGGTTGCCCGAGGAGGCCGCGTCAAAAAGGCCGACATTCGTAATTGTCTCGATGGCCCCATAGTTGGTAATAGTTCCGACAAATCTACATGTGTCATTCGCGGTTGTTGTGGTGACTATCGAAACCTGACACTGGACCCGTGCTCCGGTCTCCGAAAACAGAGTCGTATCCGTGACCGCAGCGGATCCGGCACCTGTCCCACCCGCAAGATACACAGGAATCGAACCAATATCAGCAAGGCAATTAACCAAAATCGTCTTTCCTGAGTCAGTAAGAATCGTCGCCAAAACCAAATACCAAATGATATAGTCAAGCGGTCTGCCCAAGAGGCTCGTAACCTCCGGGCAGACCTTGCCGACACAACTTCTCACCTGGAGAGAAGCCATGCCAGTTCTCGATCTCACCGGACAGCGCTTCAGAAAACTTACAGTGATCCGTTACAAGGAAAGCAGAAAGTGGATACGCTATTGGGAATGCCGCTGTGACTGCGGCACAGTTACCACAGTCCCGACAAGCAATCTTAGAAGCGGCAACTCTGGCTCTTGCGGCTGCCATTTGAAAACAGGTCTGCGCAAAACCCACGGCCTGAGAAAGACTGTCGAATACAACATTTGGGCATCGATACGCGGCCGGTGCTACAACAGCAACAATCGTGCCTTTAAGGACTATGGCGGACGCGGGATCATCATGTCTTACGAATGGTACGAATCCTTTGAAAACTTTCTCCGTGACATAGGACCACGTCCGAGCCCAAAACACACAATTGAGCGCAAGGACAACCATGGCCCATACTCCAAAGAAAATTGCATCTGGGCAACCAGAAAGGAACAAGCGCGAAACCAGAGATCCAACGTAAAGTGGACCTACGGTAATAAAACCATGTGCGTTTCCCAATGGGCGGAAGAAATCGGCACTAGTGGCAGCACACTGTCTGCCCGCATCCAAAAACTCGGTTGGCCGATAGAGAAAACGCTTTCTGTCCCAATTCGAGTTCTGCATCACCGCTCTAAGGAACAACAACAATAACCGTGAAACTTCCAGAAGCCGGGTTGATCGCCCCTGAACTGTAGTTATGAAAGCGTACCGTGCAAACTCCGCTCGCGCTTATGAAGGCGGTGTACGCACTGTTTGCATCTGGAGCTGCGGGTGTGCCGAGTATGACTGGATTTCCCACGGCGGCCCCTGTCACCGCGATGGTGAGATCCGCCGACAATTGAGCATTGGTGCTTGGAAAGTCTAACGTGGCGGTCGCCGTCAGATGCTTCCACCCGTACTTAAGGCCACTGGTCTGAGAGCTATCCGCTGTGAGCAACTGGTTGTCCGAACCCACCGGGAGCTTCACGAGCGTCGTGGAGCCCGATGCTACCGTCACATCACCCTTAGTGAATGAAGATTGCCCTGTGCCTCCCTGTGCGGCGGTCACTGCGGCATTAGTCGTGAGCACCGTCGCGTTAGCGTCAGGAAAAGTCAGAGTACGAGCTGTGGTGGGACCAGCCACGGTGAAGTAGGCCGTCCCGGTCCCGCCGTTTGCCACAGGCAAAACCCCGCTCACATCGGTAGCCAGAGCCACCTGCGCCCAGGATGCATCCGTGCCGTTACTTCTGAGCACTCGGTTGTTTGCCCCGATGGCAAGCCGGGACCACGCGGGAGTCGAGTTCCCAACGATGATGTCGCCGCGCACTACCGTTCCTGCCAGACTGTCTCCATGTGAAGCCGAAAGAATATTGTGCGCCGTGACTGCGGGTGCGGCCCACTTCACTCCCAGGGTTTGAGTGCTGTCGGCAGTAAGAACCTGGGTATTTGTCCCTACCGCCAGCTTGCCGAGAGTCGTCCCGGCAGAAGCGACCAGCAAGGTCCCTTTCACGAATGAACTCTGGCCCGTCCCGCCCTTGGCGGCCGTGAGGGTGCCACTCAATGCCTGGAGCGTGGGAAGGTCGGAAGAACCGAGCGTAGCCCACACGGGATTCGAGCCGTTGCTACGGAGGACTGTGCCAGAAGCCCCGAGTGTGCCCGTGTCCCAGAGGGAGAAGTCAGAGAGAGTGAAGGGAGTCGAGATACCCCCGCCAGAGAGACGGACATCATAGCGGCCTGAATCAGCGTAAAAGAAGAATTGGCCCGTGTTGGCGGCGGTGAAGGGATTGGATTTTACCGTGCCGGAATTGTCGGAGTACAGGCTGGCGAGAGTAGTGGTGCCGGTGAGGTAAACCGTCACCGTGCAGGAGGGGTAGCTGACCATCGCCCGGTTGGCGGTCCCCGGGGTGATGGTCGCGGTGGTCCCAGAAACCGTGACCACGCCCGCCCCGTCCTGACACCATCCTTGGAGGCGTTCCCTGCCGAAAAGCGGTCGCTGGCAGCAAAGGAGAAAGACTAGCGTCAGGACCAGGGCGGGACGTTTCATCATGCGGCACTCCAGGAATCAAGGAAATCTTTCGGGAGGCTTCCCAAGCGGACCCACATCATCGTAGATCTTCTCGGGGGCGGCATCCGGGGAAGGCGTACGTTTTTTATACCCTTCCTCCCCGTCATAAGTCCCGCCACCTGACCCCTTGTTATTCTTGGGCGGCGTGGCGCAGGGCTCCACCGGGGTGTGAATCAGACTCTTGTCAAAGCTTGGCATTTCTCATCCCTCCACGGGCACGATGTCGATGTAGTACTCGGCGTCCTGTTTTAGTTTCCCGAACACCGCCGAATTGGTGATAGTGATGTTGAGTTCACCGGACGGCGTGAACAGTGACCAGGGTTCATTCTCCGGGCCCAAGACAGCAGTAAGCTTGATACGCTCATCGTGGACGGAACCGTCTGCGTTCTTGGCGGCTTCCAGAGACTGGACCTTCATCTTGCAACGAAGTAAAACTGACATTCAAACCCTCCTTTGAAAAGCGCGTGGGCCGCCCCGGAAATCCGACAAAGAAAAACCGGAGCGGCCTTAGATGCCACGACCACGACAGACCATGGCATCAGTCCAAGTTCCTCGCCTATCCCAGCGCATGGCTCTGGATCCAGTTCGAGTCAAAGGGCCACGGCGAAAACGGCAGGTTCATGGCGTACTTCACATCCGCCTCAAACGTCTCGTCGTCATTGCGCTCCATCTCAACGATCCTTCTCTCCGCCCGCCGCTCATGCATCATGGCCAGAGCCAGCGAATAGTACTGGCTGGGCTTGTCCCGCGATGGGCCAGGCCAGCGGGCCGCCTCGGCCAGAGCCATCTCCAGCAGTACATCACCTGACAAATAGAAAGGCAGTTGCGCGCCAGAATCCGCGAGATCTGCCGGGCGGGCGATGTAAAGGTACGGATAGCAATACTGCGCCTTCATGTGCGGCCATAGCTCGTAACGAGGCCGCGGCGGTGTGGTGGTCTGATCGTAGTCGCAACTGACGACACAGTAGGAAGAGGACGCCTGGTTTGCCCGCTGCGCGTCGTACCAGTTCAATTCCTCCTGCGTGGTGTTGCGGTGAAGCTGCCAGTTGAAACGGGGATCCCAGACGGTCAGGAAGTAGCTGAAATCGGCCGGCACCGTCTGGTAGGCGGAGTAAATCTCGAAGCCGACTCCAGAAGCGTCATCCCCGCCCCAAGCTTGGTCAAGAGTCAGAGTTGTGGCATCGGGAACCGCGACAATTGTGTAGATTGGCACCTGAAGACCCACACGAAACTGGCGCCCAGCCATCCCGGAAGTGAAAGCGGTTCCCGATCCTGTGACCGTGGTTGATCCGAATGTGACTGAAACCGTTCCCGTCTTGTAGACCGCGGGAAAGAGAAATTGCTGCCGCTTTATCCGCCAGGACCAGGGCCGACGCTCAGCCACTTGACGGAAAGCGTTCCCGACCCAATCTTGGGCTAAGAGCGAAGAGGCGGACGGCACCCGTAGGAGCACACGGTTCCAGATGTCAGGATATGTATCCAGGGCCACATGCGTCTCCGCGAGGTCCAAATTCCCATACTAAAGGGACGGGAGGACAGAGCAAGAAGCCAGAGTGTCGAAGGAGCATCCACCCCCTGGGTTCCCCCCTCTTACCCTGCCCGTCCCCTTACCTGCTTCGTCCTGGTCCAGGCTTGGAAACAGGCGATGCTTATTGTCCCACAACCCGGACCAGAACGTTAGCCTCAGCGCCACCCACTTTGAAAGTGACCGTACCCCCTGAGATAGTACAGCCTACCTGGGTGGCTGAAGACTGTGATGGAGTAGCGGCCACGGCCTCGATGCGCCGGAGCTGGGTATTGAAAGTGTCTCCGTCCGCGGCGACCGAGACGTTGGCCACAACCTCGCGCATGTTGCCAGAGACAAAGGCGCGCCGGCGGTTGACCGTCACTGCTGCCATAGGCTTCCTCCCTTTAGATCACGTCAGGAATGTCCACGTCCGTGGGAACCACGCTGCCCGACCTCGCTCCGCGAGCCACGCCGATGGGAAGGTAAGTAGGCGCCGTGCCGGCGGCGATGTTGACCGCGTCGGCTGCGGTGCCGGAATTGGCGATCATGACATCCCCGTCCGCATAGGTGGCCGAGGCTGCCTTGACGTTGATGGACTTGCCCTTCTTCAGAATGCAGCCGTAATAGCCGGCGGTGAGGGCCACACGGAAAACCCCGGCCACGAGGTTGCGCTGCGAGAAGCGCAGGTCATTGGTCACGAGATACGTGGACTTGTCCTTCCAGTAAGCCAGTTGCGTGGCTGCCACCACACCTGTGGTATTGGCGGCCACGACCCCGGAGTCGAGCTGAACAAGTTGATACCGGCGGCTTCCGGCGAAGTCGAACACCGCGCCCAGTTCCCCTGGTTTGTAGAGTTCACTCGCGTTCATCGTGTCGGGGTCGCCGGTCGAGATGTAGACGGTTTGGATCTTGGTATTTGGCATCTAATGTCTCCTTTCTTTAGCCCCGGCTTTTGGCCGGGGTCCCTAGGGGGCGCAGCTCCCTAGCCGGTGAACCCGTGGATCTGGCGGTGATAACGAGGACCAGGAAACGTGATGGCTGAGGCAGCCAAGACCTGGCCGACAATTTTGGTGTTTCCTTGCCCGGGCTTGAACCCCGTGAAGCCGAGACCGAACTCAGGATCGTTCGACAGGTAGAAGAAAAAGAAGGGTTTCCTGCAATTCAGCCATAGCAAGGTCTCGCTCGCGGAAACCGCAAGCGGGGGGTAGGCGGTGATGACGTTGCCCGAGGTTTCCTTGAGCATCGCTACCGCGATCTTGTTCGAGTCGGTATTGGCGGTCACGATGTCTGACCCGGGAACGTAGCGCGACTTGATCAGAGTGGCGTTGTTGAACTTGAGTCCATTGAACCCGATGCGCGGGTCTTGCGTGTCATTAAATCTTTGCTGAGTCTGAAACTTCTCTTTGATGTACGAATATCCCTTGACCGTGGTCACACCCAGATTAGGTTCAAACTCCGCATCCCCGAAGCTCGCGTCCCCGTAGGTTTCCTCGAGCGTGTTGTACTCGATAGTTCCATTGACATTGGTCGGGGCACTGTTTAGTGCGTTGCCCACTGCCCCGCCACGCGTGATGCCGCCGTAGGTGGAGTAGGTGTTGTTGTCCCAACTGACCGTGGAGTTGTCGTTGAGGGCCTCGGCAATGCCGTTGTAGAACGGGGTGAATCCGGCACGGACACCGTTGAGGTAGAGGGCGATAGCCATATGCGCCCCGATGGTCATGTAGGCATTGGTAAGGCGCGATTCGATCAGGCGGAAGGACGCCTCGGGCCCCTTGTTGAGAACCTGCACGTCTTCCTTGCTGAGGGTGACGCCCGCCTCGGCGAACTTCATGAGAAACTGCGCCTGCTGTTCAACCTGCTTCTCGGTGACGTCGAATTCCTTGCCTTTCTGATAGAACCCGCCGATCAGCGCGTCATAGACAAAATCTTCCCCAATGAGCCGGCCCCCGGTGAAATCTTCCCTGACGTTCAGCTTGGCGTAGGCCAGGAAGGGATCCCGGTTGAAGACGTTGTCCACCAACGCGGGGGTCTTGCGGATGTAGCGTTTTGTTGCGACTGTAAGCTGGTCTAATTCAGCCATTCGTGTCTTCTCCTATTCTCCCTCGGGAAGGGACAGTCACAGAAGAAGACTGGCTCTGGCGAGGGGAACTTACTTCTGCTGTTTCTCTGCCGCTTCGTACCACCCTTCGACGAACGCGGCCATGGAGTCGCGCTCGGTGGGTGGAGGCGTCTTGCCGTCTGAAACCTCGCGGTCGAAGAAGGGGTGAAATTCCTTGGGACCGGCGTCCACCGGGATCTTGTGACGTGAGAGAGCGTCACGAGCGCCCTCTTCGCGGGCAGCCTTCAATTCAGCGGCACGAGTCTCCTGCGTCTTCTTCTCGAGTTCCGGCGCCACATACTGGCGGTAGGCCTCGTCGAAGGTCAGACCTTTCTCGGCCGCGGTCTTGAGAACCGCGTCCACGTCGAGAGGTTTCCCGAAGACGTGCATGTGATGGGAAGCAGCGGTAAGACCGGCCTTGAGGACATTGATCTCCGCCTGCTCCCGGGAGCGCATATACTCCGTGAATTCGGCCTTGGAGAGGAAATCGCCCGAAGCCGGGGTAATGATCTGCTGCCGGTTGCCATTGTCGCCGTCAAGGTCACCGTAGGCTTGGCGGTAGCGGTCCAGTGACGCCTTGTAATCGGCCGCCTCCTTTGCCTTACTAGTCAGAACCGGAAGCGCCTCTGTGGCGTACCACTTGTCATAGTAAGACTTCACCGCCTCGCCGGTTTCCTTTCTCGTGCGGTCCCGGACAGAATCAAGATCACGACTGTAGTCCGGCATCGCACGGAAGCCCTCGCGGAAGGTCTTCTGCACGGTCTCGTCGGCAAGAGCGTCTGAAACCAGTTTGGCCTTGTCCTCAGGAAGACCCGCACGCTTGGCGAGCTCCTGCCAGTAGGCTTGGAGGTTGGATGTGTCGGTTGCCATTGGTTTTGCCTCTTTCCCTAGCGTCTGCCTCTCAGAAGGCGAAGCCTCTTTGTGGCCTAACGCCTGGAAGATTTGGTTTTTAACCCATGAATGCCTGCCCCAATTGCGGCCCCATCGCTGGGAGCGGGACCGCGGGAACAGGCGGTGGGATCATGCCCTGGCCCGGCACAGGCGGAGCTGCGAGGGCAGGGGACTGCTGACCAGCGCCCGATTCCGCCAGGGCGCGCGGGATGCTTTGACGGAGAGCGTCGATCATTGGGCCGATTGCCGAGATGGTTCCCGGAAGGACCGTGGCAATGCGCTTGAGACTGTTCTCCACACTCATAAGTTCGGAGAGGACAAGTGTCTGAGGCGAACTGCCCATGGGTCCCATGCCCGGTCCCTGGAATGACGGTGCGGGTCCGCGGCCGGCCAGACCCTGCAGGAGACCGGGAGGCTTCACGGGTGTCCCGGACGGCGAAGGCGGCGGGTTGTCGAGGTCCACGCCGGAGCGGTCCATGGGAGGGTGGATAACAGGCATGTAACTCAGCCTTTCTTGGACCCGAAGCCCTTCTGTGGGGCCTGCGCCGGAGTGTTCATGAATCCCTTTTTACCTGTAGACCTGCGCCCGCCTTTGCCACGCAAACCCCTGTGTCCTCCCGGAGAGGCGGGTGAGTTTGCGGGACCTTTGACTAGACTGCCTGCCATGGTTTTAGTACTCCTTCATGCTTTTTGGTTTCGGAATACGAGCGCCCATGCGACGAGCTTTGGAGAGTAGGATAGCACGGCGCTGACTCTCGGCCCGCGCGGCGCCGAACTTCCGTTTCGTGGAGGCCAGAATCGCGGGCGGATTATCTTTGAGTTCCTTGCCGACTGACTCGGTGATCTTGTCCGACTTTGACTCAGCCATCCTGGCCTTACCTTATACGACACAAGAGTGTAGGAAAACAATTCACTTTTGATTCTCCTCCTGGAGCAGCCTGAGCCTGTTGATTATCTTGGCGGCACGCTCCACGCTGTGCTCCACGTCTTCGTGATTGTCCTGCCACGGGATCACGGTAACCACGTCCACAAGTTCCCGGAGAGTGAGAAGAGCCAGTTGGGACTTTTTCTCCCGGATGTCCGCTGCCAGGGTCACTGACGTTTCTGACTTTGTGTCGCCGCGCAGGAGCCAGCCAACCAGCACGCCAAGGCCAAACATGGAGAGTAACGCCACAAGTACTATGGTCCATTCCATCACTCACTGTGCTGTGTACGAGTGGAGCGTGAAGCGGGCGTTGCCCCCAGCCACGCTCACGCCATGCCCGAAAAAGCATCCGCCGCCAAAGGACATGCCGATCCGATTGAGGTTCTGTAGCGCCGTGTAAAACGCCGCCATCGCCGTTGCGTCATAAGTCCCGAACCGTCCGTAGACGCTCGACCACTGGTCGGGAGTGAGCGGCACCGCCAGCATGAAATCTCCGGCTACTAGTTCCTGGGAGACGGGATTGCTCCACCATCGATGGTATTGGCACGGCGTTTCGGGGTCGTTCCAATCGCATGTGGGAGGATCCAGTTGTTCGAGATAAAGCCGGGTCTTTGCCGGATCAGGACACGGGTTGCCACACGGGGCGCCGCACCAAGTGAAGAAGGCGCCCGGGTCCATGGTCAGACTGAAGGAAGCCGTGACTGAAGAGAAGATCGGAGTCGTGAACGGCTTGAGCAGGTAATTGGCCGTGTCGGGCGGTGCCGGGAAGTCGAAGTAGACGTCCGTGCCGGAGACTTTCACCTTGGTGGAAGTCTTGGGCCAGATCGACCAACTGGTAGACGCCACGGTGTCCAAGGCGAGGATGAGCGTAAGGATTATCGCGAGAGTGATTCGTTTCATTTCCCGCCCCCGTGGAAGGTCGTGAAGTTACCACCTGCCGCAGATGCCGCAAAGACAGACAGCCAGTTGGGAGGCGGCGTGAAGACGTCAAACGGGAATTTGCTCAAGTAGGCGATCTCGGTTGTGGTCAGTTGACGCGCCCAGAGATAGAAAAAATCCCGGATCACAAGATCGCTATCGGTACCCGATGGACTCCCGATCGTGAAGGGATCTGTGCTTGCTGACCTTGTTGGATCGGCGCTATTGCTTGCCCCGATGACGCCGTTTTTCCAGATCTCCATACCGCGCGGACCCGTCGAGAAGGCCCAGATGTCATCGTCGTCGGCATTCCCAGATGGCGTCACCCAAGTGACAAGACTTGCCGTCTCGACGGCGCCTCCGTAGTAGAACTGCGTCCCAAGGCCAGTGTAGCGGATAAGCGCATTACAGTAGGCTGCGGCGGTGCTGCCCGTGGAGAACCCAATCGCGGCGCGCGCTGTCGTGTCCGTCTTCTGGTGCCCCATCAGGATGGTAGTCCCGCCGCCGGTTGGTATCATATTGGAATTGTCAAACTGCACCCTGTAGGAGACATCGGAAAGAACCACACGCCTGCCGCCGCCTTTCCTGGCAATAGTCGGGGTCACCTGATCGGGCCCGCTTAATCGAGGGCCCGCCGATGTGGTGGAACCGAGAGTTACCGGGCCCACCGGCCAAGTGCCGTAATTGATCACCTGATTTCCGCCGGCGGAACCCACGCTGATCTGGAGCCCGTTGAACACCACGGCAATCCGCAAGCCCACAGACCAGGGGTATCCGATTCGGAGTTGCGTCCCGATCGGCGGCTTTGTGTTTCCCCATCCCTTGCGCAGAGCCTGAGCCTGAAGTTTCCTGGGGCATCCCGTCAGAGTAAGAAGGATGAAGATCAGAACAAAAGCCTTCTTCATGCGACCCTCAGCAGTTCGATTGGGTATTGCGGCTCCCCATCCGTGAACGGAAGCGTGAGAGGACGGGTCTCGACAGTAGTGAGCGTGATGCCTGTGTAGCTTTTCGTGTGCGTGTTCTCGGTTGCGTTGAACGTGATATTGGTCCGGTTTTCCACAACAATGCCCCACTTGCGTGGCATAACGCCGCCGAAGGCCGCGGCAATACTCATAGGGTGACTCTTGTAAAGAAGAGACCCGGAATCAGGCGTGGCGATAACGCCGATCACGCGGAAATTGGCGGGAATGCGAAGCGTGACAGCCGCGTCGGTCCCGGTGGCGTTGTCTGTGTAGTTAGTCCCATCCTCACTGCCGTAGGCATAGATGACGATCTGCTTGTCCGAGGCTGGCGAGCCGCTTTGCAACGTGACCGCCACGTAGACCAGAACGTCAAGGAAGAGGTTCGAGGTATTGTCCACGGCGGTGCTCTCACGAGCGGCTGCCTGGGCAAGAGAGGCCAGTGTGCAAGTGATAGCGGTCGAGGTGCCGTAAGTGATCTTCGTGACTGAGCCGAAGAGGAAGAGCGGCGGGAAGGCGAGAATGGCGGAAAGGACGGTGGCGAGGAGTTTGCGTCTTAGCATTCAGTACCCCCTGACACAACTTGTGACGTACCACTTCGTGGCTGTCGAATTGTATATGGCCCCAATGAAATCTCGCTTGCTCGCGGTGGTGGAAACAATGCAACTGGCGACATCCGAACCAAAGGCAAACTGGGTGTCAAATGAAAGAGTGCGGCTCCCTGTCGAGTCCTGAATCACTTCCCACACGATTTTCTGCCCATCCGTGGCGTTGGTCGGGTTTCCTAGAGTCCGGTTGCCTGCGAGTGTGACCCGGAAGTGATTGCCGAGAGAGGCGTCCGTGGCGATGGTGGCGGCGTCGGTTAGTGTGGCGGTGGCAATGCCGCGCAGAATGGGCTGATTGAACGTGTTCGAGTAGCTGAGATTCCCGCTCGCGTCCGTCTTGACGAATGTATTCGCGGCACCCACGGCGGCAGGCCAAGTCAGCGTGTAACTTGTGATCGACGCCGGGGCGGCAATTGTAAGTGTTCCGGCGGTCGTCCCGTTGAAGTTCAACAAACCCTGCCCGTTGGTCCCGCCGAGGTAGAGCGCCTTCGGAGCGTTGGTATTCCCGATCTCAAGATTGGTGCCGGCAGCGTTCAAGTGCCCGGAGGTTGAAACGGACCAGCCCAGAAAGGTCCCCGCCTGGTTCTCGTAGCCCCACTCGGTAGCGCGCGCGGTGGCGGCGCCGTTGAGGATTTTGCTTCCTAAGCGCACTGTGTTTGCGGTCGAGAGCGCCTGGATCTGAGCCACGCTGCCGGTATTCGCGGTGGTTTCGTAGACGCGGAACGTCTGCGGGTTCGTGGTGGCCTTCTGCTCGAGGAGATTGGTTCCCTGAGTCAGGATGGAGTTCCCGATGGTGGACGTCCCGGTGAAGATCGGGAACTGGTTGGCCGTACCCGTGCCGGTGACCGTGCCCGCGGCGGCGCCCACGGCGGTCCAGGTGTTATTCGGGCCGCAGAGGTAGACGAGGTTGGTGGAGCGGGCGAAGCGGACCGCGCCTTGGGAGCATGGGGTGGTGGGGGGGGCAGGGACCTGGGCGATGCCGCGGGCGATGCCCATCTGTGAGTAAGCCCGCAAGGGCGTGAGGAGGACGAGAAGGAAGAGAAGCTTGAATTTCATTCTACCTGGCTCCGTAATCGAAGCAACATCCGTCAGCGGCGTTATCGGCATCGATGTACACGTTCTGCAGGTCCAAATACGTGGTGCCGCCGATCTCACGGAGATTCTTGAAATCCCCCGGGACGAGCTTATGACCTGTGTAACTCTTGCCGTTCGCAGAAGCGTCGTAGGCCACGGTCCGGTCCCCGACGTAGATGGCTCCGGTGTTGCCGTCCCAGGCCTGAATGGTGGTCCAGGAGGCAGGGGTGCGCACAGCAGGGGTGAGAGCGACTCTCGTTCCTGGAGTCGTGACCGACTGGCGGCCTGTATGATAGCCCACAGTTTTATTCCTCCTCTTTCTAGCCGGGGAACTCTTCGTCCTCGGCGGCGTCGATGACGATGTACTCCTCCAGAGCGCGGCCGGCGACACGGACGTCGGTGGCGGGACCGTCACCTGAAATCCACACATCCATCTCCGGGGGGAAGGACGAGAGTTTGTCGAGAAGCTCGGAGACGGTCATAGTATGCTAAGATAACGGGCCGATGGGAATGCTACTTCCTATCGGCCCTGTCAACACAGTTCCTAACCTGGAGGAACCATGTCGCGTAAGATTAATCTTACAGACCGACACTTCAACAGACTCACAGTAATTTCGGAAGATAGAACTGAGAACAAAAGAACCTACTGGCTCTGCCAATGTGAGTGCGGCAGGGAAGTGATCGTACAGGCACAGAACCTCACAACCGGCCACACAAAGTCTTGCGGTTGCCTGTTGAAGGACTGGATACGCGAAACCAAAACAACACACGGACTCACACGCTCGCGCGAGTTTAAGATCTGGGACGCGATGAAAGGCCGTTGCTACAGACCGAATGACACTGGGTTTTTCCGTTACGGCGCACGGGGAATCACAGTTTGCGAGAGGTGGCTCAATTCCTTTGAAGCCTTCTACAAAGACATGGGACCACGCCCAACGTCGCAGCATACCCTGGAACGAAAGAATAATGAGGGACCTTATTCGCCTGAGAACTGTGTCTGGGCAACAAAAACGCAACAGGCGCAGAACCGCCGCTCCAGCACCTATCTGACCTTTCAAGGAAAGACTCTCTGTGTGACCGAATGGGCGAGAGTCACCGGAATCCGACAGCCGACGCTTTTCAACAGACTCAAGGCAGGATGGTCTGTTGAAAGAGCACTCACAACGAAGCCGCCCGAGATGAAAAAACACGACAGACGAAAGAAGGAAGACCATAGCTTATCTTGACTCCACAATCCCGCCGGGAGTCATTTGAGGCATTTCCTGTCCCGAAGCTTTTCTACCCACACTCGTCGCATTAGGCCCGAAGCCCATTTGCTGCTGCGCAATCAGGCGGGCGGTGATGGTATTCCCCGTTCCTTCGGGCGGCTCGCCTACATTTGGCACTCCCAATATTTCTAAAAGTGTCCAAACATCGACCATCCCAGCACGCGCCAATTGCAGGTACAAAAGCTTCCTGGTGATCTCCGAGGCCGCCAGGAGAGAACCTGGAGCAATGTGGTAGGTGAACTGGCGCAAGAACTCACGGGCACGGTCATAACGAGGGCGAGGGCCACGCAGGAGCGCTTCGGGAGTCACGTCGCCGAAGTTGTTGTGGTCCTCCGGGTGAATGTAATCGGGAACCATGGTGCCCGGGTCATAGTCGAAGTCTTCGAAAGTGAGACCGGATGGGCCGAGGATGGCGAGGCGCATGGGCAGAGTATAGAACTGCATCACATTCGAAGCCGTCATCATCGCAAACTCGGTCATGAAGGCTTCGGCGGCCTGGGAGCGGAGACGGATGGCCGGGGTCATACTTTCGAGAATCTTCTCGATAGTCTCGGATGACGGGATTTGCCCCAAGCGCATCAAGGAACTCACATCCTTGATCCCAGAGTAGGTGTCCATCCGGTCGATCAGGAAAGTGATGTAGTCCCGGATCGATGGGTCCAGTGGGTTCGGGTACTGCAATTGGATGCCCTTGCCCCCGAGCGGATTCTGCTGCATCTTCAGCCCGCCCTTGCGCGTGTCTATGCGATCCAGCGCGGCGCGGGAGACCGCGTTTTTGTCGGCAATCAGGTCGGGGCGGGCCAGCTTCTCGTTGTGATCGTCCACGACGCGGATGTTGCAGTCCAGAGCCTTCTGGAGAGGCAGGAGGTCCCAGAGCGGAGCCTTGCCAAGCCAAGTCCAGGGCCATGGGTCGAGTGTCAGCTTGCAGAGTGGAAACAGGCCGTGCCAGTACTGGTTGGGGCCGTCTTCCAAGACTGTGGTCCGGGTGAACGGGATACGCCGGCCGCGAGGGTACTTTTTTTCCCCGGGGTTGACCGTGTAGGACCAGTTGGTCTCGGGGTCCCCCATGATGATGGGAGTGGTGCCCCGGTGAATTTCGTCGGACTTGACGTAGAGGATGAACTCGTCACAGACGGGAATCCCCTTGATGTCTTGGGACGGCTTGTTGCCAAAGAGATATTCGGCAAAGGGGGAGAAGGCGTTGATCGATTGCAGGAGGCGACCCGCACGCGTGGAGGTAGAGAGTTTGGCGAGAGAGGAGTCACGGTCCGGCTTGATCAGGTGCGCCTTCTCAGGATACCTCTGCTTGAGGTAGTTGACCGACCGCTCCCGACGCATGATGACCCCAACCGCATCCTGGATGGAAACGTAGGAACTGGGACGGACGGGGAGGATGTCCCGAGGATCCTCGGCGGAGGCGTCAAGGTCGCCGGTAATCGGGTTGTAGTAGGGATGCATAAATCCGGTTCCGGCCGCAACCCAATACCTCACTGTGTCGGCATAGCGCATGTTGAGGCGGCGCTGCAGCCAGAGGTGGAGGGAGAGTTTGCCTAGGGCCACTTGTTGGGGCTCGTATTTTTTGTTGAAGGTCTTGTATTCCCAGAACGGTTTAACATCAGTCATTGCAGCACTTAGGTTCAGTGCGATATGACCTAATTGGTTGCAGGTGGTGGTCGAGAGAGAGACAGATTTCACGGGCAAATCGTCACCGGAAATAGCGTCAATCGTCTCAGAAATCTTGCTATAGCCCTTCTGTTGCTTGAGGAATAGCTCGCCTTCTTCCAATGCGGAAGCACACCAACCCAGGATCTTGCGTTCGAGTTCCGCCTCGGGAGGCGTGAGGTCAGACTTTTCGCTCATGCTCCAGCCTTCTCCTCCGTGGGCGCATGGGGCACGCTAAGAATCAGAACCATAGCCTTCCGGCTGGATGCCAAATTTCATCATCACGCGTTCCCACTTCTCACGGGTGGAATGGCCATCCCAATTGGGCTTGATCTCAGGCAGATTGCCGACAGGGAAGTCGTCTGGGATGTGAAAGCACATGCGGCCACCGTCGAGACTGAGAACACGCTTCCAACCTTCCCAGTTGTTTTGAGTATCGTAGTACCAGCCATCAGCATAGCGCAGGACCAGGAGGTTCCGCTCCTGGTAAGCGATGTCACGCTCTTGCTCTGGAGTCAAGCCAGACTGCCAGATGGGAGCCTTCACCGGCGAAACCCTCCACGCACAGAGGGATCGGTAGGGGGAAGGTCCGGGATGCGGTCGTCAAAACCCCGGCCCGAACCCCGATCAAACCAGGCTATTTCTGACCTGACCCCATGACCTAAGACATGACTCTCCTTCTCGAACCGCTCCACGCTTCGCAGGTTGTGGAGTTCAACGCGCTCATAACCTAGTTTGCGGTAGCGCTCCGGCATCACGGCATCATTCCGTCCCGGGTAGGCGACTTGGCCTGACTTTGGGTGACGCCACAGGACTATCCTCTCCCGGGGGTGAACTTGAGCGGTGTGGGTGCGACCCGGGTCAGACCACAGGATCTCGAACTGGCCCCCATCCTCCAGGTGAACGACCCGGTCGGGCCAAGGGGAGAGGAAGTGACGTAGGGTGACGGAACAGGAGGAGCAGATAAGGTCGTGCAGTGGCATCTAAATCAGTCCATGGTGTGTGCCGATATGAATCCGTGCGGAGCCGAGACGGAGAAAGCGCCTCGGTTTGACCTACAAAAACAAGGGGCGAGGGGGACTGTCCGGCTCCGCATTCTCTCACCTCATCCCACAGAAGAGTTCCAGACCCGCCCGGACCTCGCGCTTGACCACCTCTGCGAGCGGGGTGCGGAAAGTGCGCGACTTGATCCGGGTGATGAGACGGGGAGTAAGGCCCACCTTGATTCCTTCCACAGAGATGGTCACCAGCTTGGCCCCGTGGCGGATCACGTCCGCGGCGGTCTTGAGCTGACGACCGAAGATGCGCTCGAGTTCATTGCGTTCAGCGTCGGAAAAGTAGAGGCCCGAGGCGGCGGTGTGAGAGACACACCGGAAAAGGCGCTCAGACAGAAGTTGCTCCATGGTCATCCCCCGCTCCTTAGCCTGAGCCTCATAACTTGTGGCAATGTCGGAGGGAAGGTCTACCTGGAGGCGGATCAGGATTTGCTCACGGGTTTCAGCGGTAGCGGTGTCCACGGCGGGATATTTCACTACAAGACGGGAGCGGACGCAACAGATTATCCTTCCAACTCGATTTCCTCTTCCTTCCCGGACATCATTTCTTTGGCATGTGCCACAGCGGCAAGAATCACCAGAGCCTCACGGGCCACAACCGCATTCATGAGTTCTTGAGCCGACCCAGCACCCATAACGGCATCCGCTTTGAAAAGGACGATTTTCTTTCCATAGAACTCCGCCGCCCGCTCATAGTCCACGCTTGACCGCAACTTCTCCTTCAGTTTCACCCACCCTCCAACATTCTGCTGAAGCGGTCATCCCACTCGCTCAGCATGTCTTCCACACTGATGTCACTTCTCTGCCAATCCAAACCAGGGGCGCCGGTCTCGATGTCCACATTCTCCGGGATCTCAACTTGGAAACTCCAGTCGTGAGCCGCCCAGATGGCCATGAGTAAGGCGCGCACCCGGTCGTCGTGACGGCCGTAGATCGCTTTGCCTGACATCTTGACCGGGTCTGTCTCGCAGTCCGACATCTCCTCCACCAGCCACGGGGAGGCAGGGAGGAAGTGCCGACCCTGGATGTGGCGCGAGCCCATGATCCAAAGGTCACGGACCGACTTCTGAGTGGAGGTCCAGCCTAGTGAGTGAGTGGCCTTGACCGCCATAGAGTCCAGGTATTTCCAGACAAACAGATTCGTATACCCGTACCTGTTGATCAACTCACGCTGAGTCGGCAGTCCTGGTCCGGGCCACACCTCGATTATCGTGAGGGCCTGGCCGGATTCGTCCGCCCCTCCGTAGAGGCGCCCGAGGATGTTGCAGTAGATGGCCAGTTCGTAGGGGTCTATGGGGGCCGCGAATTCACAGACTTGGACATCTGGGTCTTCTTGGGTGCGCCCCTTGCGGATGATCTCGATGGCCCCGTTGTCGGTCTTGGAGTCGTCTTGCGTGCGGAGTTCGCGGGACCAACCGGTGATCCCCTTGGTGGGATCACAGCCCAGGACATAGGTGGCACGGGGATTGGGAGGTTCGAACAAAAAAATCACACCTCTTGGATCTCTGTCGTAAGAGACGGGAACAAGACTACCGAAGGTGCCGATACGGTAGGTTTCAGGCACCCGACCTCCTGTAAGTCTCTGCCCTCATTTCATCAAGAACCTCCTCATAGGTTTCCGTTATCTTCCAAGCCATTTCCTTGATGCGCGTGAGACCCGACGGCTTGTAGCGGCGGAGAATGGCGGCATTGACCTCGGACCATCTGACGCCAGAGTAAGACAGTGCCGCGGAGTAGGCGCGGGCGATGACGGGCTGGGTGACGGCGGGAGATTCGACGAGAGAGATGAGTTGCTCGGTTATCCATGGTCGTGTCACTTGTCCCCCCTCCTCGCTTCGTCCGTGCTGCGCACGTTCGAAGCTCCACCCCTGGTAAGGCCCCTGACCCTGAGTTCGCGTATGCGCTCGCGAATGTCGATGCGTCTGAGGATGCTACGATAGCAGGCCCAGCAGCGGTCAAGATAGCGAGGCTGAACACGGGAAGGATCATTCACAGCCGGGAAGTCCCTTTCTCTGGATTTGACTTGACCGCACTCAATGCAGACGCGCTGATGGGAATTCACCGAGTGTCCACTCCTCGCAGTTGGTGGTTCTCAAAGGGAGCTTGCCCCCTTTGGTCCCCTCCTCGCTTGTCCAATCCCTCTCCGGTTCGCTCTGCGAACCCTGAGTGGATTGCCCAAGCTCCACCCCCGGTGAGGCCTCTGACCACGCGTCTGCCTATGAGTCTCGGGTCACGATAGTCCTCCCACCTCACCGCCCTGTAGAGGCCTGTGACGGCCCAGCGCTGGAAGGCCTTCAGATCTGGGCGAGTGTCACCGTAGACCATGGGGTAGGGCTGGCAGCCGAGAGAGACGAGGGAGTGGAAGCGGTAGAGGATCTCGTCCCAAGTTTCGTCCTGGCGGTAGCCGATGAGCATGTAGACGCGCAGATGGGAGGACGGAATGCCAGCCGAATTGAGAATGCCGACGCCGCGCTTGAATACCTTCTCGTCGCCTAGGTTGTCCCAAGCGGTGTAGAGGATGCGCTCGCGGAATTCGTTGTCGCGGTAATGGACGGAAGCGAGAGCGGCGGCGGACTCGGGAGTAATCTGGCGGACGTTGACGCCCTGGCAGAAGGAGATGCGGAAGTTGCCTTCACGGATTTCTTGGATGCGCGCCTGCCACTGACTCTCGGGCTGGCCGAAGAAGTCGTTGTCGAGCAGGATGAGCTTGCGCGGCCACGGGTTGCCGCGCCAGATGCCAGCAATAGTGGAGACGGCGCGCGGACGGCCTTCCTTACGCGGAACCACACAGAAGGGACAGCGCATGCGGCAGCCACGGGAGGTGAAGCCGATGGAGAAAGGGAAATTGGGATAGAAGGAGTAGTCCTGCGTCAAAGTCTCCACATCATGGTCTTCCAAAGTGTCTGCGATGCTCCAGCCGGTGCCGCCCGGAATGGCGTCGGGATAAGTCCGCAAGAGTTCATGCGCGTAAGGCCGTGTCTTCTCGAAGATCAGCGAGGCGTACACACGGTCGGGGCGGAAGAAGAGGTTGGGTTGAGTGACGCGGCCACGGTGGAATTCGACGGTGTCGCCCATGGCTTTGTGGTGAGCAGAGAGGCGCATGACGGCGAGGTTGGGAAGACGGCCGTCGAGTTGGACAAGGAGAATATTCATTGGCGAATAACCTCGACCCCTCTTGCGAGGAGTTCCCCTTCGATCTCACTGAAGACGGTCTCTATGCCCTTGGCCATGGCGGCGTGGCGGGGAGTGTACTGAGCGGAGTCCATGACGCCCGAGAGGAGGATGACTTGGTCGCAAGGTTTGCCTGTGGGATTGGAGGCGAGCCACTTGCGTAACGCCCTGGCGGCGGCGGCGCCCTCGACGGTCCAGGGGCCGGGAGAGGAGAAGAGTTGGGAGACGGACTCGGAAGCTTCGGACCAGCCCAGAGAGATGCGGTCGTCGGTATGGTAGACGGGACTGGGAAGAGATTGGGAGAGGGTGGTCTTGCCGGTCTTGGGACCGCCACAGATCACAGTGCGCATCGGCTCACTCTCCCCAACTCCTGACGCAGCATCTCTTCCCAGCACATGATCATTTCTTTATGTTTGGGCAATTCCTCGCGCACCCGATCCACTCTGTCCCACGCCTCCTTTGTACCGCGAATGTCTGCGACCGGCGGGACTATCAGCATTTCCTCAACAGGACTGAGGCGACGACGCAAGTGATAGGCGGTCAAGTCAGGGCTGTATTCTGCCCATTCTCCCAGAGAGGCGAAACCCACACCGCGAAGCACACCGTGTGTTTCATAAGCCAAGATGCGCTGTGACACTTTCCGCCCCTGGGGACAGACACTGGCGTGCCACACGGGCCCGCCATAGCCTTCCTCGATTAACTCGTAGCCCGAGTTAACGGTCAGAGTGACAGTCATGCCGTCGGGGCGCACCCAGTGAAACATGGGGCGGACGACCTCGACAGCGAGGCGGCAATGATTGGCCAAGGCGATCTTCTGATGCGCGTTCATATCAGGAAGGTTCCTTCCTCCTCACGGCAATCCACGGGAAGACGGAATTCTCCTTGTCAATCTCGATCTCGGGGTCATGGTGTAGGCGAGTGAACAACTTCGCGTCCTTCATGCTGGCGGTTGCCTCGAAGACAGAGAAGCAGCCCTCTTCGAGCACGGCGGCCTTGACCGCCTTATAAGTACGCTTCTTTCCCTCCAGGTGACCAGTACTGTCAAAGCGACAGACAACCACTCTGGTCTGGCTCATGAGGGTTCTCCTTCTTCCATGGACTCGCGCATCTCCTCGACGGCCATCTCCCCGGCGATGCTGAGTTGTTCTTTAGCCCAGGAGCGGACCTCCTCCGGGCCGGCGAGACCGCGGCCGCCGTTATGGATGGCCACCGCACGGGCCAAAGCGTCGTCGTAGTCGAAGTCAACTGTTACTTTCACGGGAGCCTCCAGATGAATACCCCGAGCTTCACCGCCACGAACTCATACCAATCGGTCAGAAATCGGTTCACTTTTCCTCCTTCACCGTGACCAGCAACTCCCCGGGAGCAAGACCGAAAAACCTGGCCAGCCGTAGACCCTTCGACAGCGAAGGTTCGGCCATGCCGTTTTCCACTTGGCTCACGAAAGAGTTCGAGATTCCGACATAGCGTGCAACCTCGCGCACCGTCAGGCCAAGGCGCTCACGTTCAACTCTCATCCTGGTCACTCTGGAGGCGGGACGCAAGCGGAGACGGCGTTTCTCCCTGAGTCGCCTGAGTTCCACTGCCGCGACCTCAGCATCGGTCATCATTGGGCCTCCAACCTCTCTCAGGCGTAGTCGTTAATCAGAACCAGATCCTTCTCACAGGCGGCGCACACCACGCGGCAGTAGCCGCCGCAATTGGGGTAATCCCACCAGCACACCTTGAACTGATCGGAGCCGCATTCACAGGAGAGATTCGGCTCCACGCTTGGCGGCTCGACCAGTTCGGCGGGACTGACGGTCCAGTCGCCTTCCTCAAACTGGCCCCCGTACTTGCGAACCGTTCCATCCGGGTGAAGCTTCATCATCGCGTCACCAGATCGTAGGCCGTCGCCTTGGCTCTCGTCGTCATGAGCCTGGCCCATTCCAGGCATTCAGGCGTAAAGGCCGTTGAACCCGAATGTTGAAATGACTCCTCGGGCGTCGCCGCGTAATTGGTCAGGAATAAATTCAGCTTCCCCGCTTCCTGGTACTCCGCGCGGGTGGTCTCGTACCAATAGAGTTGTTCTTTGGGTAAGAACACCGACCGGCCGCCGCACCACTCGGCAGAGGTGTCGTGAACCATCTTGGCGTGGAGCATGGACACGTCCGAGGGGATCCAATTGGCGGGAGGTTTGGCGCGATACTTCTTGGTCTCGATGTACCAGGGGATGAAGCAATAGCGCCAGCGCCGGGTCTTGCCGTTGCGGACACGCTCGGTGAAATCATGCCACCAGTTGCCTCTGCCTTGCGCGGTGGATTCGAGAAAGGAAAGAGCCAGAGGACTCTGTGGGATCGTGGGGAAGAAATCATGCTCAATCACATTTGGGTAAGGCCAGCTCGCGCACTCAGTAAGATGCGAGATGTCCCACTGCTCCCCTTGGCCCAGACCGGTGGTCTGCTTCGCATCCTGCAACGTGATAATCGTGTCTAACCGGTCGAACATCGTATGCTCGCCCTTGACCTGATAGCGGACGGAGGGCTTGAGCCACCACGGCAGATTGTTCAGTATGCGGTCACCCCGGTCATAGAGAAGGCGGGTCTTCTCACCTTCCACACTCGCAATGAGGGCCCGGAGGTGTTCGGTGGTGGTAACCCGGTGCCACAACATGGCCTGCGCCAGCATGGAGGCACCCAGTTGGCGGGCCTTGTGAATTGCCAGGAGTACTCCGTCGCTGGGGTCGCCGGCGAGGAAGGCGTCGTAGGCGTCCTCTTCGGCCTTGGCTACCAAGCGAAGAATCTCCACTTGGGAATCCCAGAGGTGGTCAAATCTGCCGAGGCCACCGCCTTCCACCGGGTCACGTATGAGACTGGCGTACCTCTCTCGCCAGTAATGGAAGTCAATCTTACTCAGGATTCTCTCATTGCGGACGAAGTCACGCTCGGGCTCGGTGAGCTTGCGTTTTTGATTCCCACTCTCGTCGATGGCCGAGGCAAGCTTCTTCCCCATGTCGTCGCACTCAGAGACGGAGTGGTAGGTGAGGTGGAGGCGCCCGTGGTGAGAACGCTCGGTCAGGCGGATCTGGGAATCAGTCACTCTTTCGGAGTACATTTCGCCTCTGCCTTCGCATCATGCCACACCGATTCGTCCGGGCCGAGGTGAGGGCCGGGGTGACCCTTTGGTTTCACGCACCGGGCCATCCAGCGGACAGGAAAGTAGAGATCCTGGACCAAATGCTGCAGCCGAACACTGTCGTGCGGGTTGCGGCTGTCGCAACGGTTGACCGGTTCTCCCCACGCCGCATGATACGCAGCCTCCAGTGCAGCAGGCGCCTTCTTTGTCACTTGACCGCCTCGCAATCGAGTACCCACCAGTCCCGGGCGGCGTCCATTCCCTGGATGTCGCGCCAGTCGAAGCGCATCACTCTCTTCCATGGGGCCGAGGCACGCAGGAAGTCATAAAGACTCCCCCTGTCGAAACCCCACGCATGGGCATCGTGCGGATCGCCCATGTAGGCCCCGTAGACATTAGTCAGGTAGACCTGTGTGGTGAGTTTGCCCTCGAGGTAGGCCCGTGCGAGCGCCAGCATGTCAGGGACAAACACCAAGAGACTCCCGCCGGGACGCAGGACACGATGAGCTTCTTTGACGAAGGGCGCAGCCTCGCCACAGCCCATGTGCTCCAGCGTATGATGAGACACTACCAGTGAGGCGGACTCATCGGGAAACGGGAGACTGTCCATGTCACCCAAGATGAATTCACCGCCCTTGTCCAGGGCCGGCTGGCGCCACTTCTCCTGGATGTCGAGGTTGACGAAATTGGCGAAGGGTCTCTGACCTGACCCGGCGTTGATTCTCAGTCCGCTCACCTTGTCCACTCGTACCAAGCTATCCCCATCAGCATCCATAAGGCCCGGTGAGACGCCTAGCGCAGCACGGGCGTGGGACCAAAACCGAATCCATAGATGTCAATGAAGAAAGCGATGGTTGCCATGAGGCACAGAATGGCCACGGCCTTGTACCATTTCATGCTGACGCCTTCTCCCCCACCGTTGGGTAGTACACCTTTCCCTCCAAACCCCGTGCCCTTATCTCCGCCTCTAACTCCGCCTGCACCGCCTCATACCCAACACACGGCTTGCCGTAGGAGTCGAGCAGACCGCAGTTGATGATTACCCTAGGATAGATTGAGCCAACCAGATAGCTGTCCTTGATGATTCTCTGACAAAAGGCAAAATCTTCTGACTGGTTAGTGCCCTGAGCGTTTGAGTCAAACGGCCCGTAGCGGTCAAACGTATTCCAACGCATCAGTTGAGAGAGTCCCTGAACCGCGTCATGCAGACCGATTCTTGGTGACGATGCTGGCGCCCATTGGTTGACGCCATGATACGGATGAGTGTAACCACCGAGAAGTTTGACGTGCGGTTCAGCCCGTTCAAATGCGCCACGTAGCGTATCGAGCCAGCCGGGCAGGTGGTAGGCGTCATTGTCCGCCAGATAGAGATAGTCGCCCCGGCCAAACAGTCTCTCACTGGCGAGGATGCCCAAGTTGCGAGCGAGGCCGACTATGCCCACGGGGGGGAAGAGGCGCAGGACGCGGACACGGTCATTGGCAAATCGCTCGAGAAGGAAACGCGTCTCGTCCTGGCTGCCGTCATCCGCAATGGTGAGGTTGAGCGAACCGACAGGCACATGATCAAGCATTGTGAAGATCGCCTGCCGGGTGAGTTCTAACCTGTCTCTGACGAGCATCACCGCGTTGACCATGGTCACAACTTCTTCTCCCAGTTGGGCGTCTTGAGAGAGGCGGCCGGGTCACTCTGCGAGACTTTCGTCCGCACGAACGTGCCCGGTGGTGTGGTGTAGTCGATGGTGACGTTTTCCTGAAACCGCCTCTCGACCACAGCCAGCCTCTCCTCCAGAGCCAGTGCCCGGTCGTGGAGATTCCTGACGAGGCCGGTCAATTCCTCCAAGGCCTTGGCATGGAGCTTGTCTATCTCCGCGGTGGATGAGCAGAAACGGATCACGGCATCAACAGCTTCCGAGATGACCATAGATTCTTCCGGCTTCATTCTTCCTCCTCCACTGGACCCTTGTATTTCTTCATGGCTTCCTCCATCTCCCTCACCGCGTCGGCCTCCTCATCGGTGTAGAGGACTTCCGGTTCCGGGCCCGTGGGAGGAGAGGAAGGAGTGAGGCGCCGGCCGTAGGACTCCTCCACCACTATCTCAAGGAGGTCAGCGATACGCCGGAGCTGTTTCTCTACCATGCGGAGGCGAACCAAGTTGACGTTCATTCCTTGACCTCCCGCGCGGGTACTACTACCACTCGGGATATATCCGTTTCGAACGCCTCATCCCCAAAAACAGGCACCCTGATCACCTGCTTCTTCCCTGTCACCCCGGCGGCATCCAGTACGGCGGCGCGGGCGGCGGCGTCCCCCGGCACTCTCACATACCCCTTGCCACGGCACTCGGGGCACATGCGGTAAGGCCCGTCCTTCTCGTCCTGGACTTTCTTGAGGCCATCGCACCTTCGGCAGTTCCCCCGCCGAGACAGCGCGACCCGAGCCGCGTCCCTGCTCACCGCGGGGAGCCATTCGAAGAGATCCAGCATGGCCAGATCCAGTTGGAACCTACGGAATGCCCCAAGCAGATCGACCACGGAGAGGCCGCACTCACGGTAAACCTGGTCGAGTTCCCTCTCGTCATTGGCCGGGTCCGCCAAGGCATGCGCGAACTTGAGCAGGCGCCGGTCGTCGCAATACCGGAGGCACTCGAGAAGCCGGTCACGCCCCAGACGGCGCATGACACGCAATTTGACGTCATGTTTGGTGGCAAGGTCACCACTCACAGGGAAGGGGGAAAGTATGGGAGACGGAGACGAGTCCCCGGTGATCGCAACGGTCTCCGTCTCCCTGTCCAGAGCAGAACTGACGGGTTCCGCATCCGCCTGCCCTGGTAACGTTTCATCCTCCTGCGTCTCTTCCAGCGGCTCTTTCCGTGGCCGCACTGGCCCGTTGCGTCTGCGGCTCAGAGTATGGGTGTCCACCAGGTCCGCGAAGGGATGCGTGTCATCGGTGAGACATCCTGGGCCGTGTTTGTTCGCCTTCATTTCCCCCTGCCTATCCCCGGATACCTACCAGCCACCTTCGCCCTTACCATCCGCTTCTCACTCGCGGTCCCGTATTGACTCACACGGGCTAGCGCATTCCTGGCTCTATTGGCAGTGTCAATGGGATAACTCCCGCTTTTCGGGGCCTTGCTCGGTATCGCAAACTCCTTCTTCGGAAGACTCTGCCTCCGCTTGTACGTCAGTTTCGCCATTTCCAAAACCTCCCAAATTCCCGGCTGAATTACCGTAACAATGACTTACCCCCTTGCCATACCACTCATGACGCATTCTCTCCCATTTTGCCCGCGTCTGCACGTTCGCTTTTCGGCTTAATCGGGTTTTTAAGCGCCCTCTCCCGCCGCGCCTCCGCTGCCTTCATGCTCCCGAACCTCACCAGCTTGAACGGCACCTCAAACTTCTCGTAGGGCGCCGACAGTTGGTGATCCGGCACACCCTCATATCCCGCCCGCCTCAACCGCGTCTTCACCCTCGGATCCGCTGTCACCACATCCCATACCTTGTCCGCTGCAGAACACCGAATCACAGTCTCCATCTCCTCCCGTGTCAGATCCATCTTCACCTCCCTTGCCAGGATCTAAATGGGATTCGACTCACCAACCCCTCTTTTTCCATCGCAGAGCACCAGTCGAACAAGCAAACCTGCTCCTCGTGCTCGGTGGGGGTGAGTTTCTTCCAGGTCATCGGTTGGTTACCTCGACGAGCGCCCCTGATCTGAAATCCCATCGGCACGCACACCCGCGCCTAGCCATCCGGTCGAAGACGTAGTATGTGTATCCATGGCGGCTAACCGATTCCCCTGCCGCCCAGTCAAGAGCGTCCGCTTTCCGGCTCGCGAAAGTTTCCACATTGGCGTTGTCGTCTTTGGTCCAGCCGATCTCGTAGCGGTTGAGGACGGTGTTGGCGTCTCGAATTCTAAAGGCTTGTCTCATTACCGCCCCGCTTTCGTCTTGCCGAACTTCGCCCCAAAACATATACTCGAGTGGTTGACTCCCTGTCAATGACATTCTGAAGATTTTTTTTGACATTACCGCCCGAAACCGGGGGCACGCCAAGCCCCGGGCCCGCCCACCCCTCGGACAATGAGTAGCCTAATGGGCTAACAGGGCCAAGGAATATGCAACTTCCTATGCGCTTCGCCGCTTGGGCCAATAAGGGGCTAGTTGACATAATGGCCCTTATCGGATGCGAAAACGGATGCAATTTCCTTTGAGGGAATTTGTCAGGCTGCGGGCTGGCGCTTGCGCTTTCCTGGGAACTTCGGTTTTCTGGCCACCTGCTCCGCGTGGTAGAAAGCCGGCTCGACAGTCATCGACTCGACCCAGCGTTCGAGCTCTTTCATCGGATACATGACGTAGCGTCCAATGCGGGCGAAGCGGGGGCCGCGGCCTTCACGCCTGTAATGGCGCAAAGTCCAGGGTGACATTTTCAGGTAAAGTGCTGCCTGCTCAGGAGTAACCACGAGTGTCTTGGGATCGTCTATGTCAACCGTAGGTCGAGCCATCAGTAACCAGCGCGGGAACAGGTGCAAACCGAAGTTAATTTGGCGGACATTCTGTCTTGAGGAATGCCTATTGTTTTGCGTATACGGCTCAAGGCGCGGAGATCTCCTCTGAGGTGGACTGAGATGGGTGTTTGGCTAATCGTCGCGCCTTGACCTTCTGGAGGCGGTTATAGAGTTCGTCCAAAGAGATGCGCAAGGCGTTTGCCAATTTCCATGCGACGGGGAGACTGGGGACACGGGAGCCGTCGAAGATGCGGAAGAGATGGGAGCGGCAGATGCCGGTGCGTTTGGCGATGGTGGCTAGGGAGTTTCGGGAAGCCACGGCGTCGTGAGTTCTGAGCTTGGTCCTGGGTATAGTAGACGGGGTCACCATGACGGGGAAAATGATACTTAGTGTGGTGTCTTTGAGTCAAGATTTTTGTTGATTCAGTCCTGGTGGTGGATAATATACCCAGTCGTTCACGTTACGCGCGAGGCCCCCAGCCTTGTGCCTTCCTCGAACAGGTCGAAGGCGGTGAGTCCACGGGCGTGGCTCACCGCCCGGCCTGTTTGTTAAACGCCCGTACCCGCCCCTGTGCGAGGAGGAGAAAGCCTGTGAGCGACACAAAGAAAGCCAGTCTCAGACCCGTCGATTTCGCCAAGCCAAGGAAGGATTTCGAGCCAATGCTTGAGGAAGGGATGAAGGATCTGTACAAAAGCCTGCCCAAACCAGACGAGCGGATCAGCTTTGAGGAAGATGTGTTTTTCCCTGGCCAGGATCAGAAGGCAGGAGGACCGTCGGTTGACCTGCACGCACACGTTACGGCGAAGGTGGGTCGGGCGATGGACCAACTGATCAAGGCCATGGTTTATCCAAACTGGGATAACCGTGCCGATGTGGTCCGGTCAGCACTGGCGCTGCTGTTTTTGACCATATTCCACCGCAACGGGTCACCGAAGATCAAGACGATTCTGGGGGGTGTAATCGCCGAGCGCGAAATCATCCGACGCCAGATGGAGGAAAACGGACTGGCCGAAAACCTGGCCGACGCCGAGCGTGCCGCGAGCGATGCCGCCGCAAAGTACGGTCCAGAGGAAGCCCGCGACTTCCTGCGCGACACAATCGCCGCCGCCAAAAACAGTTTCCCTGAAGGCCGGCGCAAAAAAGCCCACCTTGCCAAGCTCAGCGAGTTCCTCGAATACTGGACAAAAAAGTGCCCTGAGTAAGTAGTAAGTATTAAGTATTAGTAGTATGAAGACCGGACATGACACACTTTCACCTTTTTTTACCCATTTTGCCGCCCCACCGCCTACTTGTAATACTAATTCTTGTAACTAGCTGACTTGAAGATATTTGATTGTAAAATCGACATCGTAAAAGAGCACGTAATGCCACGTAAAGATACGATTTTTTGCTTGACAAACACATTTTATCGGCAGCAGATGTGATTTACATTCCGAGAGGGAAACCATGGGAAAAACGCCGAAAGAGACTGTAACATTTAGACTTGACCCGGCTTACAGGATGCTGCTGAGAGAAAACGCCAAGGAAAGAAATATGACGGTAACACAGGTCATGAAGCAGATGCTGGATGCTTATCTCAATGCTTGGCGGCAGCATCGGGCCGTCCAGGGAATCACCCTGTCAAACAAGGAAATAGACAGAGTATTGGGTAGGGTAGACAACCGAATGCTGGAAGCCATAATCCGGGAAGGAGAGATGGAATGAGAGCCGGATTGCTTCCGATCGGGGATGAATGCTGGTCATGGGATCACGTCACGGCAGTGTGCACGATACTCGGAATCCTGACTTGTCTGGATACTGACTATGCTAAGGTCAAAAACGGCGTCGGGTTTTCCAAGGCCGATACCGGCCTTGGGCATTCACTTGCCGCGAAAGCGCAAGACGGTGGCTTGAACAGAAGTCAGTTGATCTCAGCCAAATGGATGCTCCGCAAATACCGTAGGCAGATTGACCCTGACCTCTACCGGATGATTTACCCCGACCATGACCATACTGCCGCCGCCTAACTCACTCGGCGCCCCACAGAGGTATGACACCTGGAGACAGGGACAGGGCGAAGCTTTTCTCAGAGCTGTAGACTCAGATAAACGCTTCGTGGCACTAACTTTAAGTACAGGGTCGGGAAAAAGCCTCATCTATATGGTAGCCGCACTCGCCACAGGTAGGCGTGTGGCGGTACTGACCGCGACCAAGGCGCTTGAAAATCAATTACTCCATGACTTTGAGGAAGTAGGACTACGTGACATCCGAGGTCAGACTAACTACCCTTGCGCCATACTCACGGGTGGGAATGGTGTGTCCCCTCCTCGCTTCTCAGAGGCTTCGCCTCTTCGAAGCTCCTCCCCCGGTGAGGTTCCTGCCACATACCCATCGGCGTGGGACGGGCCCTGCCACCATGGGTATGAGTGCCGTTACAAGGGTCAAGGATGTGAGTACTTCGACGCGGTGAGACACGCGAATAGGAGCCGCCTGGTGGTGACCAATTACGCCTATTGGATAGCCAGCCATAGGGCGGATGCGGATGCCCTGGGAAAGTTCGACCTGCTGGTATGTGATGAAGCCTCGCTGGTCCCTGATGAATTGAGTGGGGCCCTGGAGATCAGCCTGGACCAGTACGAGTTGAGGTTTCTGGGACTCAGGTTCCCCAACACGGACGACTTGAAAGAATGGAAGACTTGGGCCGCCCGTGGGAGCGTGGCAGCCGCGCAGGCATACAAAGGGCTGAGAGGTGAAGCCGGCTCGGTCGGGTCGAGTGGTTCTACCCGCCGGCGCGCGCGGGAGCTGAAGCAACTCATAGGGAAGCTCGAGGAGTTGAATCGAGCCAAAGGAGAATGGGTGATCGATAGGCGAGGGAAGGGAGTCACCCTCACCCCTCTGTGGCCGGCGCCCTATGCGGAAGGGAGTTTGTTTCTCGGGATACCCAGGGTAATGCTGACCTCAGCCACGGTAAGGCCAAAGACACTGAGCCTCCTGGGAATCCAAAGTGAAGAAGTGGAGATCGAGGATTGCCCCAGCACTTTCCCTGTGCAGAACCGTCTGGTTACCCACATTCCCACGGTGAGGCTCAACCACAGGTCGAGTGAGACAGACGTCTTATTGTGGGTCATGCGCATGGATCAGATCATAGGCCGAAGATTGGATCGCAAGGGAATCATCCACACCGTGAGCTATGATCGCGCGCGCTTGATACTGGAGAGGAGTCAGTACAAAGATCTGATGCTCACCCACCGGGCTGGAGGAGTGGCATACGCTGTGAGCCAGTTCAAGCGAGCCAAGGCGCCTAGCGTACTCGTATCCCCGAGCGTGACGACCGGGGTGGATTTCCCAGACGACGAGTGCAGATACCAGATAATCGCCAAGGTGCCCTTCCCCGATGGCAGGGATCCCCTGGTGCGTGCGAGGACTGAGGCAGACCCAGAGTATGGCCTGTACCTGGCAATGCAGTCCGTGGTCCAAGCAGCCGGCCGCGGGGTCAGGAGTCAGACCGACTGGTGCGAGACGTATATCGTGGATGACATGTGGACCTGGTTCTACGGAAGGAATCAAGGGATGGCCCCAAGGTGGTTCCGGGAAGCGGTCAGACGGTCAGTGGTCATTCCCCTTCCCGCTCCCCCGAGCGGGCCACTTGTGGCGTGAGAAACAGTGAGGGGAAGTGAAGATTGTTGTTGACTCATAGTCACACACATGGCATATCATTCTCGCATACCTAAGGGAGAGACAAAATGCCCAGACCAAGCTTATTCCTGACCAAAGAAGGCAAGGATTACCGCTACATCTACAGTCACGGGTTCACGCGTCTTTATTACCGTGGGGAGATAATCGCTTCCACGGCAATCAGAGGCTCGGAACTTGACGCATACATGGCCGGGAAAGCCTACGAGCACGCTTCCCGACTGAAAGCCGAAGACGAAAACCGTAACCGTGTTACGGCGCTTCCTGTCGAAACCATCCTGGCCAACTTGGCCGAAGCCCAACGTCAAGAGGTTGAATTCCGTGAGCGGGAGCGTCTGGCCGAGGCGAGACTGGAAGCGTTGGACGTTTTTCCTGTTGACTGACAGACACAAGACACGGCATGATGCCAACCCACACTTAGGAGGTAAATCAATGAAGGAAATGGAAAAACCAAAACGCGCCAGCCTGAGGCCCAGTGACTTCACCACAGGCGGACTCATAGACGATGTGGATGTGACAATTAACGAGGCGAGGTTTGTCATGTGGGACTACGCGGGCCAGATCCACAATGCCGTCCCGGCGCTCGCAATAACAATGGAGACCGGGGGCGATGGCACACCCCTCACTGAAACTTACACCCAGTACTACTCCTGCGGAGACGCCAGAAACCTCATGCCGTCAGCGGATGGCAAGACACTCGAGGTGACCGGGGTTGGCGGGCTGAAGACTACGTCTAATGTCGGACTCTTCATCGTCGCCCTGGTCAACGCCGGGTTCCCCGAAGACAAACTCCTCGAGGGTGACATCTCCGTGATCGACGGCATGGAATGCCACGTTCACCGAATACCGCAGCCTGAGAGAAAAGGACTGGTCAAGTCCGCAGACAAGACCCGGGAGGCCACCATACTCGTGGTGAGTAAGATTTACCGCTTCCCATGGGAGGCGAAGAAGGCCAAAGCCGCAGGTGGGAGCGTCTCAAAGATGCCGGCCAGCAAGGGACCGTCCACAGCAACCGAGGCCCACGCCGCCGCCATGGCCGCCGGTGCCACGAACCAAGCTGGCGAGGCTCAGGTCGAGAAGGCCCGCACTGTGGTGTTGGGCATACTCACGCAGATGGGCGGATCAATCCTGAAGAACCGGCTCACTGCCGAGGTGTTCAAAGTATTGGCGAGCGACCCGGACCGGCAGACCATTGTCGGAATGGTGTACCAAGATTCATTCCTCGGGGGCGAGGGACATCCGTGGAAGTACGATGCCAAAGCCCAGAAGGTGGAGATGGCTTAGGTGAAACTCACCCCCTTCGACCTGATAATCGACTCCTCCTACTTCTCCTCGGACAACCGCATGAGAACCGCGGGAGTCCACCTCACAGACGTCATCAAGGACATGGAAAAGAGTATCGGTCGTGACCGGAACCCAAGGGCTATGGGAGACGAGAAGTTGAAGCTCTACCGCACACTGGGGTTTGTATGGGAGGACATTGTCACCCGTGAGATGAACCGGGAAAGGTCCTGGGCCGCACCGGGACTCGTGCGTGTCGGGGAAATTGAACTCGACGGGATTCTTATGACTCCTGACGCCGTGGACTTCGCTCAGGATCCGCCGGTGTTGGAAGAGTGGAAGTGTACTTGGCGCAGTGCTGCTCGGGACCTGGAGAGTGAGAACTGGCACTGGTTCGTGCAAGCCAAGGCGTATTGTCACGCTTTGAAGCTGACTCGAGCCAACTTCCGTATTCTGTATGTGAATGGGGACTATAAACCCACTGTGCCCCGGCCGCAGGGGTACGCGATTGAGTTCAGTCAGAGGGAACTTCATGACAACTGGAGCATGATTTTGGCTCATGGAAGGAGCAGAGGGTGGCTACCCAAAGAGACCCAAAAGACAGTCAACTCTTGAAAGGAACCGGCTTTGACCTCGCCGACACTGAGGTGAAGCCGAGAGTCATACTCTCGGTGGAGGGCCGTGAGAAGGAAGGCAAGTCCCACCTTGCCATGACCGCTCCCGGTCCCATCGGCATCATCAATATGGACTTGGGATTGGAGGGAGTCGTCCATAAATTCGCCCGCGACAAGAAGATCTACGTCTCCAGTTACCAGCTCCCCAGCACGACCCGAGGCAACGCCAAAGAAGTGGCTGACGAGGCGGACAAGGTGTGGACCTCACTGATGGCAGACTACAAAGCCGCGCTCCGCTCATTCAGGACCGTGGTGATGGACACCGCCACAGAGGTGTGGGAGTTGTTGCGGCTCGCGCGCTTCGGGAAGCTGGCCCAGGTCATGCCCCACCACTACACCACGGTCAATAGCGAGTTCAGGGAAATGCTACGGATGGCCTATGACGGGAACGCCAACCTGATCCTGGTTCACAAGATGAAGGCGGTGTGGGTGGATGTGCCCGATGGCAAGGGAGGCACCAAGGGGAGCCGGACCGGTGAGTATGAGAGAAGCGGGTTTGGGGATACCGGGTTCATCGTCCAGGCCTCGGTCAGAGTATCACGGGTCACTACGGATACTCCTGGGGATGACGGCTTTCGCCTCCATGTACTGACGTGCAGGCAGAATGCCGAGTTGACGGGCCAGATTCTCGCGGCGCCCATGAATACCTTTCCGTATCTGGCGAGCATGATTTTGCCAGAGACAAACCCGGAAACGTGGAGCTAGGCCAATGCCCACAGCCTGCACGAGATGCGGAGTCGTTCCTGCGGACCCATCGGGACTCCATGCGTGCATCCCACGAGGTTTTCACGATGTGACCTACGACGAAATGAATCGGATATTTGGTGGCATCCCACTGGAAGACCTGATGGCCCAAGGTCTCCAGCGGGGAATGGCAGGAACCGTTGCTTCTCTTCCTCAAGACGCTATGGCACGATGGCGTGAGCGCGCCGAGAAAGCCGAAGCGGAACTCCACAGGCTGAGGGTTCAGACGGCCAATCTGGAAGCACAACTGAACCGGGCCAACTTTGAACTGCTGAGCCGGATGCACCGGATGACCCAGGAAAAGACCAACGGCACGCTGGACCAGAATATGCTGACCAAGATTCTTTCCCTTGTGCATCCCGATAAACATGCCAACTCGGAAGTGTCCAACGAAGTCACCAAGTACATCCTGAGCCTAAGAAAGAAGTGATTCTCATCGACGATCGCACCGGGAGCCGCGAACTGTATGGCCTTCTCCCTCCTGGGAGTGCTGAAATTTGTCGTCTGGAGAGCGCCGATGCCGCCTTCATAGGCCAAGGTCCAGGCAAACCCATGATGGTAGGCATCGAACTCAAGGGACTCAGCGATGTCCTCCAGTGCATTCAGAATGGGAGGTTCTCTGGAGGCCAGCTTCCCAAGCTCCTGCGAGACTACGACGTGGTCTACCTCATTGTCGAAGGCGCGTGGCGTCCGGGCAAGGAAGGAACTCTCGAGCGTTTGGCCCGCGGCGGGTGGCAGACGGTAGTATTTGGGACCCGTGTTTGGATGTACCGCGAGCTCGACAACTGGCTCACCTCAATTGAGACCATGACCGGAGTCAGGCTTAGGCGCACCGAGAGCGAGAGAGAGACGGCCGCGTGTGTCTTAAATTTGTACCGCTGGTGGACAGACAAGGAGTGGGAGGACCACCGCTCACACCTCGCATTTGACAGGTCCGACCGTCCCACACTCATCAAACCGTCCCTTGCCGTCCGTGTGGCCAAGGAACTCTCTGGGGTGGGCTATGACCGGGCCGGCGCCGTGGCCAGACACTTCCACGGGTCTGTGCGTGAGATGGTCCTCGCCGGGGAAGACCAGTGGAAAGAGGTGGCCGGCATAGGGAAGATCCTCAGCCAACGCATTGTGGCAGAGTTGAACGGCACTAACCCCAATGCCCACCAAGACCCGTAACCAGAACCGGGCGCACAAGGTCACACCCAATGAGTGTGAGGTTTGCATCAAGCCGCTTGGGAAGGGGTATTACCTGCTGACGATGATTACCAGGGGCGGGAGGCTGGTGGAGTGGAAGATGGACAGTGTGAATTGCCTGATGGAGTTTGCCCGGAAGTACTCCAATCTCGATGACGCACTCGGCTTGGTAGGGGAGAAGAGCGAGGAAGACGGATAACCGTTCCCCTCCTCGCCATCCCGGCTTCATTCGGCTCCGCTTCGCTCCGCTGAAGTCGGGATGGCTCCACCCCTGGTGAGGCCTCTACCAACGACTCTGGAGGATGAGCAATGATCTCTGCTGATGCGCGAGGTGTTACGAATGTGGAAGATTCTGCCTTTGAGTATGTGGGTCACGTGGGGTGCGCATTGAGCCAGAGGCACAATCGAGTGGATGGGACCGCGACCTCAGTATTGGTGAGCATGCTTGTGCTGAAGGACAGTGAGGTTCCGTTGGTGGTGCCGGATGGGAAAATTCACACATGGAAAGGGGGAGAAATGAGGGAACTGAAGCCAGAGATTAGTGAGAGTGAGGAGAGCCAGGCCGCGTTTGACGAGCTTATCAGGCAGCGGCAGGAAGCGGTGGAGCACAAGAAGGCACTCGAGGAACTAGTCGAGACGCTCAATGGCCAGATCGGGGCGTGGATGGACGTCGCCCAAGTCAAGAGTGTGAGGAGCGGGGAGTGGCTGGTCACGCTCGCTGACAGGACAACGCCGGGGCGGCTGAACCCGGAGAGGCTGTTGGAACTCGGTGTGCCGGCGGACACCATCGCGGCGGCGCATGAGCCGGGGAGACCGTATACCACACCCATGGTGAGACGGGTGAAATGAAAACCTATCTGGGTGACGGCGTTTATGCCGAGGTGGATCCCGTCGGTACCATCATTCTCACCACAGAGGACGGTATCTCGATCACAAACACGATTTACCTCGAGCCAATGGTGCTGCTCAACTTCATGGATTTCGTCAGACACATGGTAGAACCGGAACACAAACCGCAATGACCTTCGACCTGTGGTTGAATATCCTTTTCATCGTACTGTTTTCCTTCTCCATCGGCACAATTGCCACCGAAAACAGCTTGACGCTAAAGAAACGCTTGGTTCTTGTGTTGTTCACATTGGGACTTGTCGGAAGCATAGGAACCATAACCATCAAGATCGACAAGGCTGTGATTCAAGCTCGTATCGACGAGGTCAAAAAGATGCAGGCCGCCCTGGAGGCAGAGCACAGGAAGTGAGGCCTACACCTATCCTCTTTCTGAGTGATGCCCCCGAATTGCCGGGAGGACTGTCCCGCATCGGCAGGGATCTGGCTACCTTGGTGTCCTCGATGCCGGAGTACCGCGTGGGCTATCTCGGCAGAGGGGGAGTGGGGTCACGCCAGTTTCCCTTCCAACAGTACGGGTTCCCCGAGTCTGCCCAGTGGGGGGAGGGAGTATTGGAATCGGTGTGGCACGACTTCGCCGGAGACGAGAAGGGCATAGTCATGACCATCTGGGACCCCTCCCGCCTCCTGTGGTTCGCCAGGCCCGAGTTTGTGACCGATGAGAACCTCAAACAATTCCTGACCAGCGGTCAGTTCAAACGATGGGGCTACTTCCCCATCGACGCTCTGGGACCGGGAGGCAGGCTGTCTCATGAGCTCACCGCCGTACTCCAGGGCTACGACCGCAGACTCTTCTATACCCAGTTCGGGAGAGACGCTGCCCAAAAGACACTGGGGGTGGAGGATGACTGGATACCCCACGGAATCAAACTGGAAACATGGCAGCCCCGGGACAAGGTGGCTGGCCGCATGAGTCTGGGAATAGGGAAGAATAAGAGACTGGTGGGCTGTGTCATGACCAACCAGGAGAGAAAAGACTGGGGCTTGGCCATGACTACCTTTTCAGTCTTGGCCAAACGGGATCCAAAGTGGCACTTCTGGTGCCACACGGATTTACTCATAAGAGCATGGTCCATCCCCGCGCTCATACAGGACCTGGGACTCAACAGCAGGGTCACTGTCACCCAGTACATGACCGATGAGGAGCTCTCCTACGCCTATTCCGCGTGCGACCTCACCGTGCTGCCTAGTCTTGGAGAAGGGTTTGGTTACCCCATAGTTGAGTCTTTGGCCTGCGGCGTCCCCTGCATTGTCGGAGATTACGGGGGCGGGGCGGAACTGGTCCCGAATCAGGAGTGGAAGGTAGCGCCCGTGGCGTGGCGCCTGGAAACGCCCTACAACTGCCTCAGACCAGTCTATAACCCCGCGACCTGGGTGGACTGGATAGAGAACTTCTTCCGATGCGAATGCGAGCATCAAACCCGCGAGATGGTCTCGCACTTGGACTGGCACACCGCCCTGTGGCCAGGTGTGTGGAAGAAATGGTTCCAGAGATAATCCAATGACATCAGAAAATGTGACCGTCAAACGGAAGGGTGAACAGGATGTCGGCCGACTCATGGAAGCGTTGCGGGAGAAGCTTGGAGCCAAGGTTATACTCTGCGCAGTCTACCTCGCCAAGAATGGAAAAGTGAACGTCATCACCTACCCGGGTATGAACGCCGCAGCCGCGCAAAGGTTCGCCAAGGCGGTGAGTGAGGCGCTCGGAGACGTCCAAGTCATCGACTTGACCGAAGGACAAAACTAACCATGTACTTCTGGGCCTTCACCGCAGTCATAACCGGCGTGGTTGCCCTGTGGCTCTTCGCCATGGCCTTGCGTGCCTCACTAGACGCGCTAGAAATACGCCTCTCGAATGTGGAGGAGCGCTTGGACCGGAGGCTCACCCTGCTCGAGGAGGACATTCACGGGAGGAACCCGAAGTGACCTGCAAGCACTGTGGGGCTGAGGATGACCACAATTCCGACCGTGACAAGGCGGTGCAGGTATTCCTGAATCGTTACCAAAAGTCAGGAAAGAAGAGCCTCCACGAATTCGCTGCCGCGGAGCTTTTCCGGCAGATGGCGGATGCCATCGTCAAACTCAAGCCGCACATCGGCGCAGACGAATTCAACTCCTACATGGTCGTGGTGACGAAAGGGACCATAGAACTGGCCTTGGAAGCACAAACTTGGCTACAGAAGCATACACAGTGAGCATCGATATAATTATCCCGAGTTGGAATCAGGAACGTGCCGAACGACTGATAGACAGTCTCTCCACCCATGCCGCCTCACCAAAGAATGTCTTCCCTTATGTCGTCCTGGTGAAACCAGATGCACCTCCAGGAGAGAGACTGCTCCTGCCCATGCTCCTGGCTGGGTTGAAAGAGATCCCTGACCGGCCATCATCCATAGTGATGTTTCTACACGATGACGTGGAACTGGCTGAGGACAAGAACCGCTTCTGGGATGTGGCCACACTTAGCGTATTCGATGACCCCAAGGTGGGTCTGGTTGGCTGGGGCGGCGCCACCGGGTTGGGGCACAAGGATCTGTACAAAGTCTCATACAACCCATTGAACCTAGCGCGTGAGAACTACGCCTCGGCTCAGGAGGACTGGAAGACCCACGGAGAATACCTCGACAAGCCCAGAGAAGTGGCAGTCCTCGATGGATTCGCTTTGGCCTTCAGGCGTGAGGCATATGAAGAGATGGGAGGCTGGCAGAAGATAATCGACCTCGGCATCGTGTTCCACCATTACGATTTAGCGGCATGTTGTTTTATGCGACGGCTTGGATGGAAGGTCATGGCCGTTCCAGTTCCCTGCCGCCACCTCGGTGGTAGGACCTCGACCACACCTGAGTATCAGGCGCTGCTGCTGTCGCTCGGGTATCAGGACGATCTGGAGGTTCACAGGCGTGGATCACGGCTGATCTATGACGAGTTCAGGGACGTACTGCCCATAAGAGTATGATGCTTCCCTTCACTGACGGTCTGGTTCCAACCACTCACTTTGACGGTGAGATGTCGGTCCTCGCCGATCGGCACTATTCCCGCCAAACGCCAGGAGCCAGACAGTTCTGCCCAAACGGAAGAAAACTAGTGTTACGCAACACTGCTGGCACAGTCCTCTTCGTCTGGATGCACCAGCAATATCGTCGGGACGGGCTGATAGGTGGCTACCATTGCACGCTGTTTCGAAATGAATCGAACCGGCTGAGTTCCAAAATTATCCTTGAGGCAGAGAAACTTGCTGTCAGGAAGTGGGGCTTTCAGCCGGTATTCACACGGTTCTTCACCTATGTGGACCCGCACCGCATCAAGAGCCAGAATCCGGGCTGCTGCTTCCTCAAGGCCGGATGGAGGCGAATAGGCGTCTCGAAAAGCGGGAAGATCATACTGGATAAGGCCGTCACCAATAAACTACTGGAAGAAAGAGGATATGTGTCTGGTCCTCTCAATCCAAAATGCAGATGCGGTCACACATTATCAGATCATGGGCAGCACTGGCTCAGTTTCGCGTGCTTCTTCTGCCAGTGTGAAGACTTCCAGTAATGAGCCAACTTTCCTCCGACAACTGGATCATCTGCCTTCACCGTGCCGGCCTTGACAATACCCGGCGCGCGCTCGCCTCCTTCCTCGAGCAGGACATCCCGGTCAAAGTCATGATTCCGGACCGCGAGAGCACGGACGGGTTCAGCCAATGGGCCAGGGCCAAATACCCTGATGGAAACGTGACCATCCTGTGGGACCGACACGACTCCGTGGCTGGGGCGTGGAACCGCGCACTCTCTCTGGTGCTGGGTAAGTTCAGATGCTCCCATGCCCTAGTGGTGAATAATGATGTGGAACTGCGGCCAGACACTTACCGCCACCTACTGGCTGACGGGAGGGGATTCGTGACTGCGGTGGGAGTCAAGGATAGACAGCAGATGGAGAGTGTGAACCCGGCGTCGTGGCGACCCCACCCAGACTTCTCCTGCTTCCTCATTCGTGACTGGGTGTGGAAGAAGGCCGGACCATTCGACGAAGGCTATCTCATTGCATTCTACGAAGATAACAGCTATCACTGCCGCTTGCACAGACTGGGGATCGAGGCGGTGTCACTCTCTGTACCCTACTACCACATCGGGTCTGGGACACTCGCCGAGGTGAGTGAGGCTGAAGCTGAGAAGATCCGAGAGCAGGCAGACAGAAACAAGGCGCGCTTCAAAGCCGAATGGGGATTCACATCGGAAGATCCAGCCTACGATGAGTACTTCAAACAAACCTTCGCGCTACCATCGCAGGTGACTGGCAAGCCATGAACGAGTCCTGGCTGAATATCACCGTGACCGCTATTCTTGACTATCTGGTTTGTGGTCTGGTCCGCCTGGTTATCCTACCGTAAGGATAATGAGAAACTCGAAGCGCAACGCAAGGAACGGATGGAAGCTCTCGTGAGAAAATGGCGGCCGTAGTAACCTACCTCACTGGTGACGGCCTGCCCCTTACCCCGTCTGACCGCTGCCCCTTCTGCCGGGAACTCTCCCTGTGGGAAGACCTCACTACTACTGACAAAAGACCGATTCTGTGGTGCGCTTGCTGCGACGCCGTGGTCGCCGTGGGTGACACTCCCACCGGTTAGGAGTAGCATTATCCCCTATGAGACTTAAGTATGGCGGGCGTCATGCCGATGTGGCTTATTATGCTTGGCACACGGCTGGACATGAGGCATGATGCCGCCACCGACAAGGGCACTAGACCCACGTCTCCCCTGCGCAGGTTCTACGTCCTCAGAGTCGCCGACCCGACCGGCGTGTCCGGGACTGGGCGGATCGTCGAAGGAGTAGTGTTTCCGGACGGCAGGACTGTGCTCCGATGGCGCGCCCCGATCAGTTCCCTGGTGGTGTTCGAGAACTTCGAGGCGTTCAAAGAGGTGTACCTGCACAAACATCGCCTCTGCAACACAATCATTTTCGTGGACCCAGAACCAGAGAGCGGCGCGAACCCGTGAAACTGGATGTCATCGGCTACCACAGGCGCCGGGACGATCTGGTGGCGGGTGGCCTCAGCGTGTGGCACGCAATGACCCAAGCGCACCGGGAGTGGCACGAGACGAGCGAGAGAAGAAGGGCAGCTTAAGGACACAAAGGGGCGCAGTTCCTTTGTGTGGCACTAAAGTCCCATAATCCGCAGCTCGACTCCTTCCGATAGAGTCCTCTGTAATCCCCTCGAACAGGACAACTATTTCCGTGACAAATCTAATGCGCCCGGCAGACAGGGCCGCGCACCGCCGGTACGAAGTCAGGGTCATTCTGCGGTCGTCTGTTCGAGGGAACCAAATTCAACCTCGGGAGAAAAACGTGAAGAACTTTCTACGCAGTTTCAAGACCACTATCGCAGGGAGCCTCTTTGGAGGCGGATTTGCCGGTCAGGCACTCTATGGCTGGCTCAACACCGGGCAGCTCGACACCAAGCAATTCGTGTCCGGGCTTGGCCTCATGATTGTCGCGCTTCTGGCCAAGGACGCCGACAAGGCCGGAACTGTCGCTGATCCTAAGTAGCAGTATGGATCCGGGACTCTGCCACGACTGGTACGGTCTCTCCTAACTCGAAATGGCAGCAGTCTCGGATCCGCCAGCGGCCTCCCCATGTGAGGCCTAAAGACTCACCGATTTCACCAAGCCGCTCCCAGTCTGGATGCGACGGAGCCCAAGCCTTCAGCGACAGGCATTCCACCGGGGCAAGGTCAATGGCATTCGCCTTCCCGTCGTCATCGGGCAAGTGCTTGGAGTGCATTGTCCAACTGACCCCACGTCTAAGGTTTTCCTTCTGTTCCGCCTCGGTGCGCAGTGTGTCAATCACCTTAACGCAGATGCCCGCCTCAGTGGCGCGTGCGATGAGCTCAACGGCCAAGGGGCGGAATTTCTCCGACAAGTCAGAGAGTGACCGGCTCACGGTATGTCCTTTGGCAAGGGCGGAGGCGGACGTATGGCTGCCGGCCCGGTTACGGCTGGTCCGGCTTGAGGCGGGGCGGGCGTGGCAGCTTGCGGCGCTCCGGAGGCGGCTCCCCCGGCGTATAGTCGGTAGGCTTCACGGATCCAGGATTCCACAAGGGGCCGATATGTACGAACGAGCCTTCCTGCCAGGCCGGATCCCACTCCCGGTCCACTACGGGCGGCAATTTGCGAAAGGTAGTATTGGCCATTCTGATCCTCTTTCCACAAGCCCTTGCGCCCAGATTCCTCCTTGAAGGCAAGAACCTGTTGCAATGTTGCCTGTGGGTCAATATTAAACCGTGCCCCGGCCGCCGTCAAGGCGTCTTCAATGGCGCCGAGTTCTTTGGCATTCCACTTGTTATCCACCTTGCTCCCGATGAAAAGGCCTGGACCTTGCTCGGGATGCTCGATGGGTGCGGCGCCGCTCAGAAGCTTGGGATTCGGCTCACGCCTGACCGTACCGGTGGGTCCGCCACGCCACAGCATGCCAGAGAACTGGATGTCT